TCCTGCCGACAGGGAGGGCGGCTCGTGCTGTGGAAGCCCTGGCGGCTGTCCGTCAGCCAACGGCTGCCCCGACTGCGGCAGGGCGCTGGCTCCTTACCACCCGGCAGGTTCCGATGCTTAGAGACGAGAGGAAGGCTGTGTAATGGACAGGATCGGGAACTTGACATCGGCTCTCCCGGGCGAGGTGTGCCCGCGGGCGCTCTGGGAATGCTTGCAACTCTCGGGAGCTGACGTGTCCGAGTACGCGCATGAGACGAATACGCCCGAGGGGCGTGAGGCTGGTTACCAGCAGTGGATGCGCAGCGGCAGCGTCGCGGAGGTGGTCGAGGCGGTACGCCAATTGCGCGCCGACTACGACGAGCTGGCCGAGGCTTGATCATGTGGGATTTCATCACTCCTCGCAACCTGATCGACTGGCAGCGCGAAGCCGCGTTCAAAGAGATGGGCCAACGCGCACGCAAGCTGCTCGCGGAGGGGTATGCGAGCGAGGCGGACAGTCTGCTGGACGAGATGGCTGCTCGCCGGCAGGAGTGGCAGCGCGAACAGGACGAACGGGAGGCAGCATGACGAACACCGAGCAAACCGATACCCCGAACATCTCGGAGACCCCGAACCTCGCGGCGTTGAGGGCCTGGGCCGACGCCCGTGGGCTCTCCGTGCACGCATCCTCGGGCAGCCAGCGAGAGCCGGAGAACGTTGTGGCCGTCAAGTTCGGAGGGGGCTTCGGGACCACGCTCCTGAGCCGGTCCAGTCTTGACTCGATCGACACCGCTGCGATGTACCTGGTCAACGTCATCGACCGCCTGCGGCTGGAGGACTGACGCTGATGAGTCAAGGCGATAGCCAGGGTCGACGGTGACCCTCGTCGGCTTCAACGCGATGAACCACCCCCAGCAGATCGCACGTCGAGGCGCGCGCCCGGAGGTCGACGACCGAGCTACGGCGCCGGAGGTGTTTGGCCCGCTGCATGATCGGTTCGGTTTCTCGATCGACGTGGCGGCACTCTCACACAACGCGAAGTGCGAGCGGTACTGCACACCTCAAGAGAACGGGCTGGTTCAGCCATGGGCAGGCGAGCGCGTCTGGTGCAATCCGCCCTACTCGAACATTGAGCCGTGGCTCGAGAAGGCGTGGAGCGAGTGGCGCCTAGGGACCGTCGATCTGATCGTGATGCTCCTCCCTGCGAACCGAACCGAGCAGGGATGGTGGCAGCGACAGGTCGAGGCGTTCCGACGCGCTGGCGGCGTCCGCGTTGAGTTCCTGCCCGGCCGGATCCGCTTCATCGCTCATGACGCGACGGAGATCAAGCCGAACGAGCGACCGCCCTTCGGGTGTTGTCTCGTGATCTGGGGTGAAGGATGACGCTTTCAGGCGATAGCGCAAAACGGGTGGAGTTGTTCGCCGCCATGGAGCACGGCAGACTTAGAGTGTTCGCGAAGCTGCGCGGTCCGATCCTCATGAACCGAACAGACATTGCCCACGAGGACATCACAGACTCGTTCGCGCGGCTGGCGGGAACAGTTGGGCCGACGCTGGCCCGACCAAGCGGAACGCAGGGATTCGACTCGGGGCGTATGCCATGACTTCGGGCAGTAGCGATACTCCGATGCAGCCAGACCTAAGCACGTATGACCGATTGGACTGTGCTGTCAGCGGCTACTTGGCCCAGTACGGCGATAGGTCCATCGGCGAGCAACATCCCGATCTGCCCAGCGGCTGCATCGGTCGCGTCGAGAGCCTGGTCGACGCATCCATCGCCGCCGCTGGAGACGGTCGCAGGCTTCTGGCTGCTGTCAAGTGGGTGCTCGCACTCCACGACGCAGGGAGTCACTCCGGCCTGGACGCGGCGTTACGGAGCTTGCGCATCCTCGTGGATGGTGATCGCTGATGTCCAGCCAAAGCAGCGAGTCGACGCCCTACACCCAGCGCGTCGAGGTCGGCGCGTACTACACCGACGGGGCCGATCTATGGCGCGTCGTGACCGTGAGCGAACTCGGCTGTGTCGACCTGATCAACGAGTCGACCGGCCGGCAGCGCTTGCTCGGCATCGACAGCTTCCGACGCTTGATGTGGAGGGCTCGCTGATGCCCGAGCAAAGTAGCGAGTGGACGCCCGCGTGGTGTGGCTACTGCAAGTGCTACGTCCCGCTGGAGCGAGAGCCACACGTCTCTCCCCATAACCGCCTGCCGCATAACGCCAAGGACCAGCCGTGGAAGGGCCTCGGTAACGATGGTCCGCTCTTGCCCGAACCCGAGGAGACGCGCCCTTGAGTCGAGACAGCGAAAAACATCGGCCCAGCCTCGCACGTCCGCGCCGGCTGACGCTGGAAGGTCACGTCCACACCGACGGCGACTGCATCTACGTCAACGGGATGATCCTCGCCAACGTGATCGGTGCCGCGTTGCCGGAAGACGACATGCCGGACGGCTGCAAGCGGGACTACGGTTACCTGTCGATCAGCGTGGAGCGGCGCCCATGACCCCGCCTTCACGCGACAGCAGCGGCATTCACATATGCGGGTGTGACGAGGGCTCATCCGGATGGTTCCGCTCACGATCCGATCCGGACTGGTGGTCTTGTGCCGACTGCGACGGACGTACCCAGAAGCTCACCAAGGCCGAGAAGGCGGAGATGGCTCGTCGGCCTGGCGCTGGAAATGGACAGAAAGAGCGAGGTTCTGAGTGACGAGCGCGGTCTTTGAGCCTCTGCGGATGCGCGGCTTCTGCGGGATCGGTATCGAGCGCAGCAAGACGGCGATCAACGTCGGAACGCTCTGGCGCTCGGCGGCGATCCTCGGGGCCGACTTCATTTTCACCGTCGGCAAGCGCTATCCACAGCAGGCGTCGGACACCGTGAAGGCGTGGCGGCACATCCCGTATTGGGAGTTCGAGGATCTCGACGACCTGCGGACGCCGTACGACTGCCGGCTGATCGGGGTCGAGATGGATCCACGAGCGAAGATGGTCTCGGCCTTCACGCACCCCGACCGCGCCGTCTATTTGCTCGGCGCCGAGGACCACGGGCTCACCAGAGCCGCGCTGGACCGCTGCCACGCGCTGATCCAGCTACCCGGCGCGTACAGCCTCAACGTGGCTGTAGCGGGCTCCATAGTCCTCCACGACCGCGCCTCCAAGCTCAGAGCCTCCGAGGCGGTGGCGGCATGACGTGGTGCCAGAGCTGCGGCGCACAGTACACCGGCGCGACGCATAACTGCGGTTGGGCGACGATCACGAAGGACCGGCTGCGCGAGCTGATCGAGGCCGAGCGGAAGCTGAATTCCGATGCTCCTAGAGGGACGCAGGGCGGTTCTGAGGGCTGATGAACGCGACCGTTCACGGGCTGCAGGTCCCCGCCGTCGAGCGGTACGTGTCGCGCGCCGAGCTGGCTGAAATGATGGGCGTCAGCGTGAAGACGATCGACCGCCTCGTTGCCGCCGGGATGCCCTCCGAAACCTGGGGCCTGCGAACCCGGCGGTTCCTGGCCAGCCGAGCCCTCCAATGGGCCCGCGCGAGAGACGGAGGAGACGACCAGTGACCATCGCCAAGCTGCCATCCGGCCGCTACCGCGTCCGCGTCTGGCATAACGGCCGCGACGTCGCCGCAGCTCCCATCCTCGGACTCCCCGACGGCTACTCGTGGGAGCGAAAGCGCGGCGCTGGCGGCGCGCTCGAGGCCGAGGCCAAGGCCCGCGAGATCCTCCGCGGCAACGCCGCCCAGGCCGTCACCGTCGCCGACTTCCACCGCCGGTGGACGACCGACCCGCTGTTCCTGCGTCCCAAGCAGTCCACCAACATCCACAACGAGGAGCGCACCCGCGCGTTTGTCGCGCGGTACGGCAGCCTCCTGATGCGTCAGGTCAGCGACCAGATCGTCGCCGAATGGGTCGCCGGCGGCCAGCGCAACAGCACCGTGCCTGCGCTGCGCGCGATGTTCAACGACGCCGCGAGCGCCAAGGCTGGCCGCCTGGTGCTGATCAACCCGTTCGCCGACCTCGGGATCCGCAAGACGAAGGGCAACAAGGCCAAGCGACCCCCGTCGCTCGAGCAGATGGAGAACATGGTGCTCACCGCCCGGCAGATCACCCCTCCGAGCTTCGCCGCCTACCTCGAGTTCGCGTGCCTCACCGCTGGCCGGCCGAGCGAGCTTGACGCGTTGCGGTGGGCCGCCGTCCGGTTTGACGACGGCGAGGTTGATCTCGTCGAGCAGTGGAACGCCAAGGTCCGCGACTTCACCGAGCCCAAGTACGGCCCCTACACGGTCGCGCTCGTCGACCGTGCCCGGAGGCTGCTTCAGGGAATGAAGCGTGCCGCTGGCGCCGGCGAGTTCGTGTTTAGCACCGACCGCGGCACCCACTACACCCCGAGCGCGCGACACCATCACTGGGATCGCGTGCGGTGCTCGATCGGGACGCCCGACCTGACCCTCTACCTTGCCTCCCGCCACTTCTTCGCGAGCTACTCGCTCAATGTTCTGGATCTCCCGCCGCACGTCATCGCGGAGCAGCTGGGGCATAAGGATGGCGGCAAGCTGATCGTCCAGCTCTACGGTCATCCCGACGCGAAGATTGCGCGACGGCAGATCCGCGACGCGTGGGATACCGCTGCGACGGTGCGGCATCTGCGGTCCGTGAAGGATGACTTGGCGTGACGAACTCGCCACATCCTCGCCACGAGTGCCCGATTTGCAGGGCAGATATCCTGTCTCCCCGACTACGACCCGTATGGGGACGCTCCGGGACCCGAGGGGTCTCGGAGCCCGCGAATCCGCAGCGGCACCGGGCGATCCGAGTCGATGATGCCCGTGATTGTTGGGGGCGCCCCCGAAGGGTTTCTCGGCGGAACTCGCCACGGACTCGCCACGCGCCGGCGCCGCTGACTCACCACGCGCTCGAGGGCGTCTGATGTCCAGCCAACGAGCGGAGGAGCGCTATGAGTGAAGGCGCACATAAGGAGGTACTGACCATGGCTACGATCGAGATCAAGATCGCTGACTACGATCCCGTCCGGCTCATTCTTTCGGCGGCGGCGGAGTTGGTGGCAGCCGTTGCCGACCATCTGGAGCTTGTCGGTGTCGATCCGCGCGATCCCGACGCGCCAGAGTCCGAGCGCGGTCTTTGTGACGCGCTGATGGTGTTCAAGGCGACGGTGGAGGGGTCGTGAGCCAGCGCACGGAGTTTCGCGTGGTCTGGACTCGCGAGGGCCGGCGACAGTCGACCCGGATCTACCAGGGCTGGTCCTCTGCGTGCCGCAAGGCGCAGGGAATCCTTGCGCTGGAGGCCGTGAAGGCCGAGACGAGATTCGAGACGATGCCTGATCTCGTCGAGCCTCCGGTCATTCAGCAGCGCACCGTCGGTGACTGGGAGCAGAACCCGTACTACGAGCCGAGCGAGCCGAGCGAGGGCACGAAGAAGGAGATGCTCTACATCTACGGCGACGGTGACGCGCCGACGGAGCCGAAGGAGGCCGCCGATGTCCCGTTCTGATTCAAATTGTGGAGTCGTGACCGGTCTGGTCTGCAGTCTCGGGAACGCGATCGTCGGCGTGGCGCTGTGGGCCGCGGCGTGCGTGCAGGTGGCATGGGATCAGCTATGGGGTGACGGATGACCGCGTCCTTCATCCGCCGCGAGCGTCGCAAGCGGCCATGCCCGTGCGGGTGCGGCACCGTCGGGTTCTGCCCCGATCACGCCGAGTTGATCGCTGGCATCCGCGACGACTTCAAAGCGAAACGCGCCGCGAAGTCCCGTGATGGTCTGCGAGCCCGATCGACCCGACGTCCGCAATGCTGCCGACCCGGGTGCAGCCATGATCGGACACCACCCGCAGCGTTCTGCGATCAGTGCACCGAGGACGGCTGGGAAGACGGGGTCGGGGAGTGAACGGAACGTGCCCGAGTCCCGCTGAATAGACATACCGAAACGCTCCGACCCCGTCGCGACTCCCGCGATGACCCCACATTCGGTGCGAAGTGTGGTGCCATCGCGCCACGTTTCCAGGCGTCCCCGCGTCCGTCAAACTGTGATGCCATCGCGCCGCGCCGATATACGGGAGAGTGCCGCCCCGCAAGCTCCCCAAGACGCTGACCGCTGACGAGGCCACCGCGCTGCTCGGGCGCCCGAACATCGACTGCCCGACCGGCCTGCGGAACAGGGCCATGTTGGAGTTGATGCTCGGCAACGGATTGCGCGTCAGCGAGTGCTGCGGGGTGCATCTGCGCGATGTCGACTGGAAGACCCGACGGCTGCGGCTCCGGTCCGAGGTAGCCAAAGGTGGACGCGAGGCCGTGCTCCCGCTCGCCCCCGATGTCATCGACTGGTTGGACAGGTGGAAGCCCGTCCGGCGCGAATATGCCGCCGGCGCTCCGTGGATGTTCGTCACCCTTCGCGGCGGCAAGGTCGATCGGCACTACGTATGGGAGATGGTCAGCCGCTACGCCCGCAAGGCCGGGATCGAGTGGCCCGTTCATCCTCACGTTCTCCGCCACACCTTCGGAACCGACCTGCTGCGCAGCGGCGAGTTCGATATCCGCGAGGTCCAGGAGATGCTCCGTCACGCCGACGTGCGGACGACGATGGTCTACACCCACGTCGCGCCGGAGCGACTGGCGGAGAAGATGAACCGCCGCCGCCGCGCCGCCTGACCGGTGACGACGGTACGGCCGAGTACCATGTGCGGCGGGACTGGTGCAGGGATCGGGAGGGCAATGGACGCCGCACACGGGATAGAGGCAAGCTTCTCGCTGGTGGGGCACCAACTGCGGAAGCTGATGCAGGAGCGCGCCGACCGGACGGTCATCAACGCGCTCGGCGTCGCGCTATGCCTCGAAGCGGGATTCTCACCCACCGAGATCGAGACGCGGCTGACGCTCACCAAGGATGAGTACCGCGAGGCGCATATCTGGGCCCGATGGGCGATCGCGGATCTGGCGCGCTCCTAGCCTGCGGGCTGTTGCGCCGATATACGGGAGCGGATGCCTCTCGGGGTGACAGTCGAGCTCCACGATGTCCGCGATGTCGACGGCTTCGTCAACGCGGCGATCAACCGGCTGGGGTTGCGGTTGTCGCGGGATGCGCGGGAGGAGATGGAGCTCGATGGGTTCGAGATCATGTGCGAGCTGGCGTCTCGGTTCACGCCGACGCATGCCCGTCGCGGGTCGTTCAGCGGGTACGCCGGCGAGTTTCTGCCACGCAGGCTGTTGACGGCGTGGCATAAGGCGAACCGCGGGAGTCATGTCCGGACGCGGAACGGTGAGGGGAAATGCGTGTGGGAGTATCGCCCGGCTGCGGCGAGCTTGGATCAGCTGGTTTCGACGCCGGGGTTCACCGAGCGTGGCGTCGCGACGATCACGCGGTTTCAGAAGCCACCGCGGGTGACCGCGGCTCAAGCTGCTGCCTGAGCCCGGCGATGTGCCGTCGCATGCACGGGATCGCGGCTTCCCAGTCGGCGAGCTGATTCTCGATCTGGTTTAGCTCCCGGCACAGGCTGTCGTCGGTGATGAAGGGAATCGGTATCGGCTGGTGGTCGTCGGCCAACGTGATGCCTCCTCGGATCGCGAGTCGCCTTGAAATGGTAGGGGTCACCCCCGATGTGACGCAACCTGAGGGTTGCGTGGAGGGGTGCGCCGATAGACGAGGGCGTGGACGACGATCTGGTCATCCGGCATGTCCGGCTGTGCGAGTGCGGGAAACGCGCCGGGCACGACAGCATCTGCCGACCCGGCCGCGCACCAGCCGGCCTTGACCCCGACCCCGAAGTCCAGCCCGTCGACCCCGAGGTCGAGAAGGAGTTCGCGCGCCGCAGCGAAGGCCGGTTCGAGCGGCGCCGCCAAACGTTCGACGCGGAACGCCGCGAACGCAGAGCGACCACCGACACGTTCGAGCTGCACCGCCACGCGAGAGAGCGCGCGCTCGTGCTCAGCACCGTCGGCGGCAGCGCAATCAGCCGCGGCGCGCCGAACAGCGAAAGCCAGCGGATCGGCCCGGGGCGCCAACAGCAACTCGACGACGACCCACGGTGGCGCGAACACTGGGATGTCATCCGGTCGCGGCTCGGCCGGGTGCTCGACCTGCTCGACGAATACGAGGGGCACGGCACCGTCGCCGGCACCACACAGCTGCTCGGCGTCGAGAAGAAAAAGCGGGTGATCCGCGACGGCGCGGGCCTGTCACCGCTCGCCGTCGTGGAGAAGCTCGGGCGTGACATCACCGGCAGTCCGCGGACGGTGGCGCTCGACCGCGAGGAAGCGGGCGTCTGCGTCCGCGACGGCACCCACCCGCACGAAGGGTGCCGCTGCAAGATCTGCCGCCAACACGAGCCCGGCATTTAGGACTAGGCATTTTCGGTGCGCCCGTACCCTGTTCTGTCGCTGGGCAAACTTCGCCCGCAGCCTCGCCGGCAAGCCGCATGACCGCCCCCGCTTCCGGCTCACGCTACCCGCAGCTGCGCGACCTCGCCTGGTGGCGTCAGCACGGCAGCCTGAGCAACATCGCCATTTCGGAGATGCTCGGCGCTGGCCGCGAGACCGTCCGTCTCGCGCGCCGCGACATCGGCATCGCCGCACTCCCTCGCGGTCGCGCCCGCGGCGCAACGATCCGCGCAGCCACCACGCACACCCTGGAGTCCATCGAGGACATCCTGGTGGCTCGCATCAGCCGAGAGCGACGCAAGCTCTCAGCCACCGAGGATCTCCTCGTCGCTCGCCTCCGCGCGGCGCACGAAGCGCGCGCCGCGGGCGACGACCCCGCTTACGACGACGCGCTACTCGGCGTCAGCAGCGCCGCCGCGCTGATCGTCGACCACCGCCGCAAGCTCAGGGCCGCGTGACCCGTGGGCCTCACGTTCCCGACCGGCCACCGCGGCTACCTCGCGCCGCCCGGCATGCCAGACCGAGCGAGCCACTGCCAGTGCGAACGCGGACCGATGCTCCTCCGCGGCCACGACGCGTGCCTGAACTGCGGCCGCTACCCCAAGGACACGATCGCCGAGACATGGACACAGCGAGCCCAAGAGATCGCCGCCGGCCGCGCGAAACGCAAACGCTGACCGCCGCCGACCGCGACCAGCTTGTCGTCGACCACCGGTATCTCGCCGAAACGCTCGCGTGGCGCTACGTCCAGCGGGTCCGCGGCGGAATCGACGTCGACGACCTGATCTCCGACGGATACCACGGCCTGTCACGCGCCGCCCGCACCTACGACCCGTCGCTCGGAGGCTTCCAGACGTTCGCGTGGCCCTGCATCAAAGGCGCAATCCTCGATGGTGTCCGCCGCCGCGACCACGCCAGCCGCGGCCTGCGAAGCGCGGACCTACGGATGCAGCGCGCGCGCTACCGGTTCGCGTCGCGTGAGCACCGATTCCCGACCGACCGCGAGCTCGCCGACGAACTCGGGTGGACAGCCACGCAGGTTCACAAGTGGCGCACCCGACTACTCGCCGCCGACCCACTGTCGATCCACGCGCCGGCACCCAGCGAGGATCCGGACGGCATCCCGATCGAGGACGGCGACGCGATCCGCGACCCGTCCGCCGACACCGAAGCCGACGCGCTCGCAGCGATCGCTGCCGGGGAGGCCAGCGAACTCGCGCGGCTCGTGCAACTACTTCCCGGCCGCCAGCAGCAGGTGCTGCGCCTGTACTTCTGGGGTGAGATGACGCTCAGCGAGATCGGCGACCTGCTCGGCGTGCATGAGTCGCGGGTCTGTCAGTTGAAGACTCTCGCGTTGAGCCGCCTGCGGGTCCTGATCGAGCCGCTGGCGGCGTGAAGGACTAGCAGTGGCCGTCTTTGACCCCGACAAGCACTGCGGTGCTCAGCGACCCAACCAGCCCGTCGGGACGCTCTGCACCCGCCCGAAAGGGTGGGGGACGCCGCATCCCGGTGTCGGGCACTGCAAGCGGCACGGCGGATCGACTGCGGCGCAGTCCAAGGCGGCCGAGGTGGAGATCGCGCGGCGCGAGTGTGACCGGCTCGGCATCCCCGTCGAGATCGACCCCGGCGAAGCGCTGATGCAGGAGTTGTGGGAGACGGCCGGCAATGTGGCGTTCTACCGCGCGCTCGTGCAGCAACTCCCCACGCATCCCGAGCCTGACGTGTTCGTCACCGGCGGCGCCGACGATGCTGGCGACTACACGCTCGCGCACTGGGAGCGAGGCGCGCCGGGCGTGTACGGCCGCATGTACCACGAGAGCGGACTGCCGACCGGCGAAGCTAGGCCGCACGTGCTGGTCACGCTGTACAACGCTGAGCGCAAGCATCTGACCGACGTCGCGACCGCTGCGCTGCGCGCTGGCGTGGAGGAACGCCGCGTGCGGATGGCTGAGGCTGACGCAGCGCGGATCTTCGGCGCGCAGGTCGCCGCGCTGGCAGCGATCGGCATGGGGGACCGCCTTGATGACTTCCGCCGAGCTTTCGCCGACGCCCTCCGCCGCAGAGAGCCCCCTGCTCTCGGCGCTGCTGGCGCAGGCTGAACCCGCGTCGCAGGAGTGGGCGTGGCTCGAGCACGCCCGTCCGGAGCAGCTTGCGCCTGCGGGCGACTGGTTTGTGTGGCTGATCATGGCCGGCCGCGGGTTCGGGAAGACCCGAACCGGCGCCGAGTGGCTCGCGCGGCAGGCGACCGTCAACGGCGGCCTGCACTGGGCGGTTGTCGCGAGGTCGACGCAGGACTGCCGCGAGGTGTGCGTCGAAGGGCCATCCGGACTGCTGAAAGCGCTCGGGTTGACGCTCGACTCGCCGGGCTATAACCGCACGACGGGTGAGATCCGGCTGCCGGGCGGCAGCGTGATCCACTCGTACAGCGCGGAGAAGCCCGATCGGATGCGCGGCCCGAACCTTGCTGGCGCGTGGTGCGACGAGATCGGCACGTGGCGGTATGTGGAGGCGTGGACCGAGGGTCTCGTGCCCGCACTGCGGATCGGTGATCCGCGCGTCGTGGTGACCACGACGCCGCGGCGGACGCCGCTGATCAAGGATCTACTCAGCCGCGATGACGGCAGCGTGAACCTGACGCGCGGGTCGACGTTCCACAACGCGGCCAACCTCTCGGCGTCAGCGCTGGCGGAGCTGAAACGCCGGTACGAAGGCACCCGGCTGGGTCGCCAGGAGCTGTACGGCGAGATGGTCGACGATGTCGAGGGCGCGTTGTGGACCCGCGACATGCTCGAATCGCGCGCGCGGTTTGAGATCGAACTCGTCCCGGGTGCCTTCAGGATGGGGTCATAGGCGTATCGTCCGACCCAGGCCCTACAGTGTGGGGATGGCGCCTCCGAAGAAACTACCAACGAAGTGCCGTATCAGCTGGTGCGACCAGCAGGCCGCCATCGGACGCAAGGGCTGGTGCAGCCTCCACTACCAGAAATGGCGCAGGCACGGCGACCCCGAGCGCGTCGTCATCATCCGCCAGCACCCCGACGTCTGCACGCTCGAAGGATGCGACGAGCCCTACTACGCCCGGCACTACTGCAAGACGCACTACCGGCGCTGGAAGGCCCACGGCGACCCGCACATCGTGCTCGCGAGCCATCCCGGTGCGTCTTGGATCAGCACAGAGGGCTATCGCTTCCTGTATCGGCCCGAGCATCCGAACGCCAGCAGGAAGGGCACCATCGCCGAACACCGGCTGGTCATGGCCGAAAAGCTCGGCCGCCCTCTGCTGCTGGGCGAAACGGTGCATCACTGCAACGGCGACAAGCTGGACAATCGGCCGGAGAACGTCGCCCTCCGCGTTGGCCGCCATGGCAAGGGCGCGGACGTGGATGCGCTCGTCGAGTGGGCCCGGGAGGTGCTTCGTCGCTATGACTCGGACGATTCACCCGTGGGACCTCGGCCGCATATGCGTGGCGGTTGATCCGGCGACGACGTCCGGTGAGTCGGCGGACGACACCGGGATCATCGTCGCTGGCCTCGGCCGTGACGGCGACGGGTACGTCCTCGACGACCTCACGTGCCACCTCTCGCCGGATGGGTGGGCGAAACGCGTCAAGTTCGGCTACGACAAATGGCAGGCCGACCGTGTGATCGCGGAGGCCAACAACGGCGGCGAGCTCGTCCGCACCGTCCTGATGACCCAGGACGAGAACATGCCGCTCACGCTCGTGCATGCATCCCGGGGGAAGCTGACCCGCGCTGAGCCGGTCGCTGCGTTGTATGAGCAGGGCCGGGTGCATCACGTCGGGATGTTCCCCGAGCTTGAGGATCAGTTGTGCGAGTGGGTGCCGGGCGATTCGGATTCGCCGGACCGGTTGGATGCGTTGGTGTGGGCGTTGACGGAGTTGATGGTGCGTCCGTCGATGTCGATGCCGGAGGACGCGTCGTTCTGGTCTGAGCCGCCCACGCCGTCGCGCTGGGCGAGCTAGGCGGCTCCGGCAAGGGCCTCACCCTTGCGACCTCCGAGCCACTCGGCGCTCTTCTGCTCCCCGTCGGCCTCTTGCGCAGTCGGCCGGCGGATCACTGCGAGACGGGCTGAGCTACGGAGCCGACCCCGTGAAGTATCTCACCCACCACGGCGCCACCGGCGCGAAGGAGGACACATGTTCCAACGCAAGCGCACCCCGCGCGACCCGCACACCGTCGCCGTCGAACTCCGACTGCACCACACCGGGGCGCCCAACTACCTGTCTCACCCGATGCTTCTGTTCGCGCCCGACGCTCCTGCGGCAGACCGGACGCTCGCGATGGAGTGGCTCAAGGCTTGGACTGCGGCGCAGTCCAAGCCGGACGCTCCCAAGCCCAAGACGGAGACGATCGGCCACGTCACGCTGGAGATCGAGCCGGTGCTCACCAGCACGTCGGAGCGGGCCATCCGCAAGCTCGTCCGCGACGAGATCCGCGCTGCCAAGCGCGAGACCGGCGAGTGCATCGGCGAGGCCACGCTCGAACTCAAGGCCGACACCGGCCGACTCGACGCCGACCTTGCCGCGGCCGAGGAGAAGGTCGCCGCCTCGATCGAGCGCATGCGGAAGATGCTGCAGTCCGTCGGCGCGCCCGGCAGCGAGGACAACCCTGTCGTCGTCAGGCTCGAGCGCGACGTCCGGTACCAGCAGGTCGGCGGCAACTTCGCGTACGGCGGCATCGTCCCGGCCGGCGCAACGCCGTCCGCCAGCGACTGAGCCGGGAGGGCCCGTTGCCACAAGCACGCCGCAACACCAGCAGCCAAAGCAAAGGGCCCAAACCGCCGACCGAGATCGCGTCGAACGCCGGCTTCCTCGCACCCGCACCCCGCCGCCTCGCCCGCACCGGCGGCCCGATCGGCGACGCGTTCAGCGAAATCGGCACCAGCGGCCTGCGGCAATACGGCGGCTACGTCCTCGAGGAATGGCTCAACAAGCTCCAAGGGCGCCGTGCCGCATGGGTGTGGCGCGAAATGCTGGACAACGATCCGACGGTCGGCGCGGTCATTTTCGCGATCAAATGGCTCGCCCGCGGCGTCGAATGGCGCGTCGAAGAGGGCAACCAGCCCGAGGCCGCCGAGTTCGTCGAAGAGTGCATGCATGACATGTCGCACACGTGGGGCGACTTCGTGAGCGAGGTGCTGTCGTTCCTGCCGTACGGGTGGAGCTTCCACGAGCTGGTGTACAAGCGCCGGCAGGGCGCCGGGCCCGCGAAGCCGATGACCCCGCCGGACGAGTTCGCGGGGCAGGGCGCCGAGACCGAGGAGGACGACAGCAACCCCGCGAGCAGCGCGTACACGGACGGGAAGATCGGCTGGCGGAAAATCCCGGTCCGCGCCCAGGAAACACTGCTGCACTGGGAATTTTCAGGCTACAGCGGAATTTCAGGGATGAACCAGATTGACTATCACGGCGGGAAGCACATCATCCCGATCGAGAAAGCCGTCCTGTTCCGCACGCAGACCACCCGGAACAACCCCGAGGGCAGGTCCGTCCTCCGCAACGCGTTCACGAGCTACGACCTCCTGAAGGGCATCAAGCAGATCGAGGCGATCGGCATCGAACGCGATCTCGCGGGCATCCCGATGGTCAAGGCGCCCGACGGCGTCGACATTTTCAGTCCGACCCAGAGCGCGCTGTTCAGCAAGATCAAGCAGATGGTCACGGGGATCCGCCGTGACGAGTATGAGGGGCTGATCTTCCCGTTCGGCTGGGAGTTCGAGCTCGTGTCCAGCGGCGGGTCGCGGCAGATTGATACGGACGCGATCATCCGCCGGTACCGGCAGGACATCGCCACGAGCATGCTCGCGGACTTCGTGCTGATCGGCCAGGATGCTGTCGGCAGCTTCGCGATGGTCGACGTGAAATCGGACCTGTTTGGTGTCGCGATCGACGGGGTGCTGGACCTGGTGTGCGAGGTGATGAACCGGTACGCGATCCCGCGGCTGCTCGCGATGAACGGGATGGACGTGACCGAGCCGCCGGAGATCCATCACGGGTCAGCCGGCCGGATTGATCTGGAGAAGGTCGGCGGGTTCCTGTTCCAGCTGGCCGGCAGTGGCGCGCCGATCCCGTGGTCGGTGCCGTTGCTGGAGTCGCTGTTTAGCGAGGCGGGGTTGCCGACGAACTTTGAGGAGGCGACCGAGGATCCGATCCCGAAGGCGCCGAAGCCGGAGCCTGATCCGAACGATCCCGCGACACAGCCGGTCGGGCCGCCGAAGCTGACGCCGGGTGAGGAGCCGTTCGCGCGTGAGGCGCATCTCGGCACGGCAGCGCCACCGCCGCCCGCGCCCGCGGCTGCCAAGCCGCCCGCAGCCGACCCGAAAGCGAAGGCCAAGCCGCCGGTGCAGAAGGCCGACACCGACAACGACCACGTGTGGGACACCAGTCTCGGCCGCGCGATCAACGTCGCCCCGAAACTCCAAGAGCGTCACGCCATCCTGTCCGCCCAACTCGAGCAGGAGATCACCGCCGCGCTCGGACAACTCGGCGAGCAAGCCGCATCCAGCTTCCGCGGGATCGCGCACAAGTCAGCGGGCGGCAGCATGCTGCACCGCCTCGTCGGCCGTGTCGTCCGCAGCCTGAACCTGCCCTTGTGGATCAACCTGCATCTCAAGCCGATCCTTGCCAACCACGCCGGCCGGGTTGCCGCTGACACGCTGCGGACCCTCCAGGCCGAGGTCGGGTTGGAAATGCAGGTGGGTGAGCAGGACGCGCAGAAGCTCGCCGACACAGCCGGGACCGGGCTCGGGATGCGGGACATCGAGCCGCAGGTCCGCCAGTCGATCATGCAAGCGATCCGCGACGGCCTGAACGCGGGCGAGAACCCCGTCAAGACGGCTGACCGGATTCGCGCGCAGGTGCCGGCTGGCCGGTTCGTGAACGCCGGCGCGAAATACCGGTCACGTTTGATCGCGCGCGACGCGACCGCGAACCTGCAACGCACGGCCGCGATCGCGGCGTACCGCTCTAACGATCACATCACCGGCGTGCAATTGGTCGACGGGATCTACGGGCCACCCCGCTCGGATGCGGCGTGCATGAGCCGCAGCGGGCAGACACTCCCGATCGACGAAGCCGACGACGCGCAGCCGAACCACCCTTTGTGCACGCTGGCGGTCAACCCGATCGTGTCGGGGTCGCTCAGCAGCGACCGCGAGCCCGCGCTCGCCGCCTAACCCAGCTTCGACAACCAGCCCTGACCGGGAGGTCACCCATGGCAATCCGCGCCGACCAGGAAGGCTCCGTCCTCCTGCACGACCAGAACGACCTCGTCGTCCGCAAGGACGGCACCAAGCTGTCAACCAGCGCGCACGGCGTCACCACCGGGTTTACCGCCGCGACCGGCACCACCGTCGTGTCCGGTTCGACGTTCACCGGGAACATCGGCTCGACCGCGTACACGCTCAGCGACATTGTTGCGGCGCTGAAGACCCTCGGCGCGCTCGCACCCTGACCGCGGATGGCTGAGATCACGATCAGCGTGCCGGTCGGGACGCTCAGCGGCGACCCGCAACGCGGCGGCGAGGTCGCTGCCGCCCCCGGCTTCGGGATCAACACCAGCGGCAAGGCGTACTTCAGTCCGAGCGGCGCGACCGCTGGGCAGGCCGCGTGGCTGCGCATGTCCCCCGAGGGGCATTTAAAGCTCGTGCAGAGCACCACCACCTCGATGGACTACAGCCTCGTGGAGGGTGACGTCCGCCCGCTCGAGCTGCCGGACTCGGTGACCGTGGAGATCCGCGAGAAGGCGGGGAACAGTCCCGCGCCGCCGGCCTATCGGATGGTTGCGGTTCTCCCGTGCGATGGACGGCCCGTCGATGTCGCTGACTTGCAGACGGTGGCGTTGCGTCACGGCCGCCCACTCGAACTGCCCGATGCGGTGTTGCCTCCGGTGCGGGTGAAGGTCGGCGGGACTGTCGCCCGCGTGCCCGCGGCGGTCATCTCACCGCAGATCCATGAAGGACGGCCGCTGGAGCTCCCGGGCGCGGTCACCGGCCCGGTCCGGTCAGGCCGCCCGAGCGAAACGAACCAGATCGGCATCGGATCATGACCCAGATCGGCATCGTCACCACCGGCCAAGGCGAAACGTCCGGGCAGTCACCCGTCGCCGACGGCGCCGGCGGATTCACGTGGGCGACCCCCAGCGGTGGTGGAGGCTCGGCCGTCACGACCCGCAACGCGTCAGGCGCGACCGCGATCACCGTCGCATCATCCGGCGGCGCGTTCATCGACACGCTCACCGGCAACACCACCTACAGCGCCCCGACCGGCGCCGTAGGTGGCACCGAATGCTCGATCGACATGCAGATCACCCAGGACGGCGTCGGTGGCCGCACCCTGACCTGGACAGGCATCACGTGGCTCTCCGGGATCGCTCCAACGATGCCAACGGCGCCCGGGTCGATCCTGTACGTCTCGCTGTTCTCGCTCAACGGCGGCAGCGCCTGGTATGGAACCTACGGGCCGTTCACGCCCGCGCCGTGGCCTAACTCGACGTTCGGCTTCCCGGCGCTCGGCTCGTCAAACACGGCGTTCACCGCGAACGAGATCGCCGTCGCGGAGGTCGCGATCCCCGGTGCCGCGACCCTGACCGGCGTCTGCGCGCAGAACGGCGCGACCGGCACCGGCACCATCATCCCAGTGCTGTACAGCGCGACGGGAACGCTACTGGCTAGCGCCGCGTCAGGTATCGCGCAGGTCGGAGGCAGCGGCCTGCAGCTGTTCGCATTCTCAGCGCCCTATGCGGCCGCGGCGGGCGCGTACTTCATCGGCCTGATGTTCCTCAGCGCCAGCACCAAGGTGTACTGCTGCTACGCGTGCAGCATCTCCGGGCAGGTCGCCGGTGGCGGAACCACCCCGCCGTCGACGATCACCCCGCCGACGCTGCCGGGCGGCAACCCGACCGGCTATCTCGTCCCGGTCATGTCGACGTACTGATGCGCGGAGCTCTACGCCGCAGCGGCACCTACCCCGCGTCGAGCCGATGGACAACCCAGAGCCCCTGGGATCTCCTGCCGAACGGGCATAAAGCCAAGGGCGTCACCATCTTTGACCGCAACTGGTACGGCGTCGCACCCGAAACGTATGTGCCGACGCATCTCGCGGACTTCTGGAACACCTGGGAGTGGTCCGCCGCGGGCGCGTTCGGCGCGGCCGGGAACTGGATCAAACCCCAGATCGACCTGGCGATCAGCATCGGCTGCAACTTCATCCGATTCTGCGGGACCGTCATCGGCCGCGACGCCAACGCCGGCTACACCAGCGGGTCGGGCGGCGGGATCATCCCCGACGCCCAGTATTTCCCGCAGTGGGCGCAGGTGCTGCAGTACTGCCGGTCGAACGGGATCTACTGCCAGCCGACGTTCGAGATCGATACCAGCCCATCCACATCGGGTCGCGCGTCCTATTCGACCACGAACGCGTGGCGGGTCCCGGAATGGAAGCGGCTGCTGCAACTGTTCCAGGCGTATCTCGACGTGGTGATGTGCGTCGACCTGCTGAACGAAGGGTATGGCTGGTGCTCGTCGACGAGCGATACGAGCTACGGCAATCCGGGCGGGAACACGTACAACTCGGTGATCATCTACGACGCGTTGAAGCCGACCGCGGGCGTGATCCCGTTGACGGTCTCGACGTATTTCAAGGCGACCCCGAACCTGTCGAATCCGTGGGTGTCCAATAGCGGCGGGCAGCGACTCCCGACCAGCGGCGTGTTCGACTACTACGACACGCACCTGTACTACGACCCCGTCAGCCCAGCCGAATATGACGGCCTGTTTCAGTCGGGGCTGCCGGTGCTGATGGGCGAGTTTGGGCAGAACATGTCGGTCGGGACACCAGACCGGCAGCTGCGGTACAACAGCGCGCTCGCGATGGCTGAGCGGTCATCGAACGTTCCACCGCCCGCGTATCTCACGACGGCCGCGACGGGCGGGACGGTTCTGGCCGGCACCTATCAGGTCGAGATCACCTATGTCACCGCCGCGGGCGAGACGGTCGGATCGTTCGCGCAGAGCATCGTCACGACCGGGAGCACGTCGACGATTGTGATCCAGTCCCCGCCGGCGGTGTCGGGCGCGACGGGCTGGTACGCGTATGTGACGCAGGCGGCCGGTTCGACGTTCACGCGGCAGCAGACGGCTGGCAGCCCAACGGCGATCAGCACGAACCTGACGGTGACCGCTCCACCGTCATCGTCGGGCGCGAACCCTCCCGGATCGGACACGAGCGGACTCGCGGCGCGGCACATGGCCGGCGCGAGCGCGTGGTGCATGGTCGACCACGACACGCAGACCAACGACGAGTGGGGGATCGCTGACGCCAGCGGAAACCTGCGGTCAGACGTGACCAGCATTTTCGAGAGCCTCCCGTCATGAGCCGTCAACGCATGGATCGCAGATCAAGGGGGCACCGATGACGCAGATCACGCTCGTCACAACGGGGCAGGGCGAATCGGCGAGCCAAGTCCCGATCGCGGACGGGCTCGGCGGGTTTACGTGGGGTGCCGGCGGCGGCGGGAGTTTCACCCCGACTGGCGACCTCGGAGGCACCAGCGGCAACACGGTCGTCGAAACGGTTCTCGGCGGCAGCAAGCCGACCGTCGTCGGCTCCAAAGAGGTCTACGCGCCAGTCGCGACAGGGACCGCTGCGACGGACTCAGCGAACCTCACGGCTGCGATCTCTGTAACTCCCGCTGGTGGCACGCTCTGGCTTGATGGGCATTACAAGGTCAATGTGGTCCCGACGTTCCCGACGTCGATCACCGTGCTCGGCCGTCAGAAGATCACCTACTCCGGACTCAGTGCACTGCCCTCTGGACCGAACTCGCTGAGCGACATCAGCGCCACAATCATTGAGCAGACCGTTGCCGGCAATGACGGCATCGATGTGACGATTACCGGCGGCACGTTCCATATGCATGACATCTGCGTCGCCTTCTCCACGGGCCTTGCATCCACCGGCCACGGGATCAACATGGCGCCAACGACCAACGTGGTGGGAGTCTACGGAGGCTCGATCGATGGCTGCATGGTCTACGGCCACGACGGCAATCACTATGCGCTCGTGCTCAACAATGAGCTTGAGGTCACGACCCGTAACTTCCGTTGGTCGGGCGGCGGTGGCATGCTAACCATCTGCCAGGCGAGTCTTGGGTTCAACACCGGCAACAACGTCCACATTCACCCGTACGGCGTCCTCAGCGCGTCAGGCACCGCGCACGGGTACGCGCACTCGTCGGCGGCGAACAGCGGCGCGAGCGGCATCCTGAACCTCATCACCTACGTCCGGCCGCAGGTGAACATCACCGGCGCGGCCGGGACGGCCGGGACGCAGAAGCTGTGGACCGACAGTGCGGGCGCATCCAACCCGCTGTACATCAACGTGATCGGCGCCGACCTCGAAGCGTCCGGCTACGCGAACACGCTCGACTATGGGCCGTCGACGAACTTCATCGGCGGCACGTACGTCGCGAGCACCGCGACGATCAACCTGCTCAACTCGGTCAACACTGCGCTCGGCCCCCAGGCGCTGGCATTGGCGGGGCAGAACGCTGGGACGCAGCAGAAGACCGTCGCGATCGGCCAGGGCGCGTGCGCGGCGCAGACAACCGCGACCGCGACCGTCGGTGTCGGCTACTTCGCGTTGAACGCGGCAACGGGAGCTCAGAACACAGCGCTTGGCTACGAGGCTGGCGGTGCGGTGGTGGCTGGTGCTGCTGGCGTGTTTATCGGTAATGCCGCTGGATACAAGGGCGCGGGCACCTCGGGGAACGCGACGGTCGCGTCGAACTATGCGACAGCGATCGGCTATCAGGCGGGTCCGGGCAGCACTGGCGATCCCGCCAGCTACGTCGCGATCGGAAAGAACGCGACGGTCGGCAGCGCCTCGAGCGGAACGCAGGTCGGCACCTACGGCATCGCGATCGGTGCTGGCACTGCCGCACAGTACAACGGGTCTGTCGCTATCGGCGTGAACCACAGCGGCGTAGCGGCGACCGCGACGGCGCAGGACATGATCGCGCTCGGCGGCCTCACCCACACCACCGTGTTCGGCGCCGGCTCGGGCACGTTCTCCGGCGGCGTGGTCCTCAACGGCTCAGGCTCGGCGCTGGCGACCAACGCCACGAGCGGGTTCACCTACGTCCCAACGTGCGCCGGCGCACCGACCGGAACGCCGACCCTGTATACGGGGACTGTCCCGCTCGTGTTCGACACCACCGATGCGCGCCTGTACGTCTACAACTCGGGAGCGTGGACTGATGCCTTCACCGCCTAGCCCGGTCAGCGTCTCGACCGCCAAGATCGCGCTCGCGGCGATGGGCAACCTGACGCTCACCGTCGGCGCCCCAGACTTCGATCAGGCGCTCGCTGACGTGCTCCGCGCCCGCCAGGAACTCCAGGCGATCATCGACAGCGCAGGACCACCAGCCAGCTAGCGGCTGAGAGCGCGGACTGCAATCCGCGCCCCCAGCCTGTCGCAGCCCCCGTGAAGGGAGGGCCACGATGCGGACCAGACTTGCCCGATGGACGCTCCTTGCCGCCAGCGCGGGAGCTTTTGCAACGGTTCTCCTGATCAAACCTGCCGCGACCCCCGACCCGTGGAACCGCGGGATCGGCCCAATCCGGCCAGCCAGCAGCGTGACCGCCAGCGCGTGGGATCGGCCAGCGATGACCAGCCCGATAACAGTCGTGTTATCAGACAGCAACCGGAATCTGAAGCTCAGCCAAACCCAGGACTACATCCTGCAGTGCGTCAACCCCGAAACGGTCACGTGGGGACTCGTCGTCTGGGGCGGCCACAACATCGAACTCCAAGACTGCGACTGGGACAACAGCGCCGCCAGCTACGGCGCGCAATTCAAAGATCAGACCGGCACGCTGTACCTCCACGACGACCACTTCGCCGGCCCAGCACTAGCCGAGGGCATCGACCTGCAAGAGCCCGGGAACGTCACCGTCGTGATGCGCGACATCCTGATCGACACCGTCCACGGATCGCAGTCCACCAACCACGCCGACTGCCTCCAACTCTGGTCCGGGCCGCAACGACTCCTCGTCGACGGGTTCACGTGCACCACCACATATCAGGGGTTCTTCCTGCTGCCGAACAACCAGGACGCCAGCACGATCGAGAGTATCTACGACTTCCGGAACGTCAACATTCACGCCACCGGCGCGTACCCATGGACGCTCGCGGACGTCGGCCCGAGCTACCTCGGCACCGTTGACCTGTGGACGCAGAACATCTGGGTCGACGGCGCCGGCGAACCGCGCATGTACCCGGGCGATGACGGGTTCGAGGACGTGCAGACCGGGACGCCACCGTACGGCGATTTCGTGACCGCCGCGTCAACCGGTGCGACCGGTGTCGACGAGCCAGCGAACGGGATCGATCCCGCGCCGCTACTCGGCGAGCAGTAGCACCGATCACAGGGGGAGCGATGCTGACGATTCTCGCCGCGTGCTTCTCGATGTTCGTCCGTGACGGGCTCGGGACGATGCTGACCGTCGCCGAGGCGCGCGGCCAGGCCATCCTGGCGGGCGCGATGGACGCGTTCGGTGACATCGCGAGCATCGCCGTCACCTACTTCGGTCTGGACGCGCTGCTCACCCACGGCCTGGACGCGCACACGATCCTGCTGCTCGCCTGCATTTTCCTGACGTCGTTCGCAGGGACGACGATGTGGACGAAGGTCAGCCGCCGGATCCCCGAGGTCGGGCTATGACCGCCCGGCGCAGCATCGCCCGCGAACTGATGCTCGGCGCCGCGATCGCCGCGCTCGGGACGCTCCTGATCGTCGCCGCGATCGTGCTGTGGCACTGGCTGCGGAGCATCGGCTGGCTGTGGCATCCCCTCGGCGAATGCGTCGGCACGCCAGCCGCCGTCGTGCGATGCCGCTCATATAACTGGTGGAGTGGCCTGTCGGGCTCGGACATCACCGTCCCGTTCAGCACGATCTTCGCGGTGACCGTCTGGTACCTGCACCACCAGTGCGAAGAGCCCGGCTGCCTACGGATGGGCCACCCGCACAACGAGCACGGACGCCCAGTCTGCCGCTCGCACTACCTCACCCATCAGCCACCTCAGGCCGGAGACCCCGCCATGCCGACAACTGCACACGATGAGCGATGATGTGGAAACCCGGCTCGCGAGGGTGGAACAGCGTGTCTCCGACATCGACGCGCGGCTGATTGCGATGGTCCCGGTCACCGCGAGCGTCATCCAGCTCACCGAACGCGTCGAGGTGCTCCGCCGCGACTTGCGCGGATACGCGTCGCAGGTCTCCAAGCTTGACGACGAGATCGAGCAGCGCGAACGCGAAACGCGGCAGGAACGCCGGCAGGCCCGCGCGGCGATGTGGGGGCTGACCGCAACGATCGTCGCTGCGCTGATCGTCGCTGCCGTGACGATCCTCACCTCCGGAGTGCACTGATGCATGAGCCGACATCAAACCGGATGCTGCTCTTGGGGTTTATCGCGCTTGCGCTCGCGCTGCTCGCAGTGATCGTCGGCGGCACGCTCTTGTTCATCCGCATCCAGAACCAGTCGGCCAGCCAAACCCAGTTGCAGCGCGTTCAGGCCGATAGCTGCCACGTCTTCCAGTTCGTGGATCAGCGATTCCTCGCGCCGACGAAGACCGAGACCGCCGCGCAAAAGCAGGTCACCGCCGAGTTCGCAGGCCAGTTGCATCAGGCGGTCGCGGACTGCGTGCGGGCCGGCTATTCCGTGTTGCCGCCGCGCTGAAGCTCCACAAGCCCTAGCCGGAAAGGACCCCCATGGCCAAGCTGTCCACTGCCGATCGTAAGGCGCTGCCCGCCAGCGACTTCGTTTTCCCCGACACCCGCGCGTACCCGATCAATGATGAGGGTCACGCCCGTGACGCGCTCGCTCGCTCCAGCGGCAAGCCGGAGGAGGCGAAGGTCCGCGCCGCGGTGAAGCGCCGCTATCCCGGGATGGACGTCGCGAAATGGGAGATCCCGCTGTGGAAGGACGACAGCAAGCGGATCGTGTACGGCGTCGTCCTGAACCCCGGGATGCCCGACAGCCAGGGCGACATCGTCGAGCCGGAGGACATCGAGACGGCCGCTCACCGGTGGCTGACCCGGTACCGCAAGCACGACGTCCAGCACGGCGAGATCACCACCAACTTCGACGGGCAGCCGATCGCGGAGGTCGTCGAGTCCTACATCGCGCCGGCTGACATGGAGATCGCCGGCGAGCAGGTCCTCAAGGGCGCATGGGTGCTCGCAGCGAAGGTGCATGACGCGGTGACGTGGGAGGGGATCCAGAAGGGCGAGCTGACCGGCTGGAGCGTCGGTGGGTCGGGGATTCGCGAGCCGGTCGCGGCCGCCGCTTAGCGGTTGCGCCGATAGACGGGAGCATGACCCCACAACGGTTTCAGAACGGCGGCGATCCTCTCGGTCGCGCGCTCGAGCAGGCGAAGGCTCAGCAGCGGGCGCAGGAGCAGATGCAGCAGGTGATGCTGAACGCGCTGAACGCGCCGCACACCCTTGAGGTGACGCAGATCAGCTTGGCGGTTCTCGCGCCGGGCGAGCCGGGGCAGGCGCGCGTGTTGATGGTCGCGACCCCGGACGGGAAGCGCCGCGACATCGTGCTGAGCCCGCAGGCGCTCGCCGCGATCGCTCAGGCCGCCAGCGAGCAGGCCGCGGTCCAGGCGCAGGAGCAGACGGCCGCGGTCGATGAGGCTGTCGCCGCTGCCGTCCCGGATGAGTCTCAGGCCGACGCGGGGCTCGCCGCGTGAAAGTTCGCGTCCACCCCGGCGACCAGCGGGGAGTGGGCTTTTGCCGCATGACGTGGCCGGCGCAGGCCGCGCAACGCGAAGGCATCGACATTGAGATCGCCGACGGCGTGCCGATCCTCCGGCGCCCCAGCCCGCGAGGCGACCTCATCAAAGCCGCGCCACTCGACGCGGACGTGCTCGTGTTCCAGCGGATCAGCGACCCCGAGGTTCTCGCGATCATCCCCGACCTTCAGGCTCGCGGGCACGCGATCGTGGTCGACGTCGACGACGACCTGCATAGCGTCCCGAAGACGAACGCCGCCTATGGGTTTGAGCGGCCGCGGAACGTGCTGAAGGCGTGCGCGCTCGCGGATCTCGTGACCGTCACCACCCCGGCATTGGCTCGCCGGTATGCGCCGCATGGCCGCGTCGCGATCCTCCCGAACTGCGTCCCCGAAGCGGTCCTGTACCTGCCCAGGGATAGCGACGGGCGGACGGTCGGATGGGGCGGCTGGGCTGGCTCGCATCCCGGCGACCTGGAGATCACGCGCGGTGGTGTCGCCGACGCGGTCGACCGCGCCGACGCGAGGTTTCATGTCGTCGGTCCTGCTGACTATGTCGCGGAGCGTCTCGGGCTGAGCTGCGAGCCGACCGCGACCGGCCCGTTGATGAACGTCGCTGGCTACGAGTTCGAGCGGGCGCTCGGCGCGCTGGATGTCGGGATCGTCCCGTTGGCGGACACGACGTTCAACCAGGCGAAAAGCACGCTGAAGGGCTTGCAGTACGCCGCGCGGGGTGTCGCGTTCGTCGCATCGCCGGTCGCGGAGTATCAGCGGCTCGCCGGCGACGGGATCGGCGTGACAGCGGGATGGCGGTCGCGTAGCTGGCGCGGCCGGATCCTGGAGTTGCTGACCGACGATCACCGCCGCAACGAGCTCGCCGCCCAAGCGAAGGCGCTCGTCGCTGAGCGTCACACCTACGAGGGGAACGCATGGCGATGGGCTGAGGCGTGGTCAGAGGCGCTTGCTCGTCGCCGGTCGCTCGGGAGGGCCGCAGCGTGAAGATCGTCGTCCCGTACACGAAGCTGAGTGTCGAGACCGAGGAGGCGCTCGCCGGACTCAGGGTCGAGTACGTCGACGTCAGCGCCGAGCTCACCAGCTACTTCGATCTGCTCAACGAGTTGTGGCTCGCGTGCGAGGACCTGATCATCGTCGAGCAGGACATCGTGATCAACGGCGGCACGATCCCCGGGTTCATTCGCTGCAACAGCCTGTGGTGCGCCGCCCCGTACCCGTACCTGGGTGCTGGCGTATACGCCGGTCTGGGGTGCGTGCGGTTCCGCAAGGCGCTGATGGAAGCGCACCCCGACCTGATGGCCGATGTCGCGACCCACGACTACCCGGGTCACAGTCCGATGCACTGGTGCACGCTCGACGCCGCGATCCAACGGGAGTTGTGGGCGCGCCGCCGGCATGCGTGCTGTAACCATCGGCCCGTCGGGCATCTGCATGACTGGCCGACTCACGGCTGTGTGGAGGGCGCGCCCGCATGAGTCGCGCTCGACCGGGTCACCGGCACCGGTGGCAGACGTCGCGATCCCACTGCAACTCCCGCGATAGGAGCCGTCCATGACCGACTGGGCAGTGATCACCACCAGCCCGTATGGCGGACGCCCGGCCTACGCCTACTACGCGTTTGACGAGTCAGCCGACGATCAGGCCGGTAAGCCGTTCGACGAGCAGACCGCCCGGCAGCTGGCGGCCAACATCAACCAGTTTCATCAGACGCGCGGGTGGGCGTACGCGCTGCCGCTCCAACAGACCCTCCAGCCGGGGGTGTGACCGTGGCGTCCAGCGAAGCTAAGCAGCTTGCCGAGGACGCGCTGAAGTGCGCGCAGGCCGCCAACGGGGCGATGAACGAGATCGACCAGGCGGCGTTGCCGAAGGGCGTCTGGGATGTCCTGTACCAGCAGAACGAGGCGATCAGCCAACTGGCGATCGGGCTGCTGTTCCTAGCGAGCGAGCGGAACGGATGAAATCGCTTCGCGGCTGCGCTCGCTGTGGCGGCGCGCACGTCGACACGATCGAGTGGCGCCTACTCACGCGGCCGATCATCGACGGCGACGGCACGACATGGACGCACTGGTGCCCGTGCCCGACCAACGGCGAGCCGATCCTCATGCGGAAGGCCCCAACGGTCACAGGCTCGACTCCGGGCACGCCCGCGAACCCGATCATCGTAAACATGACCATTCGGCCGCCGGAGAACACATGAGCATCGCGGTTCTCACCCCGTCTCGCAGCCGCCCCGCCCAACTCGTCGAGATGGTCGAGGCGATCCACCGCACCGCGTGGGAACCAGTCGCCATCTACGTCGGCCTCGACGACGACGACGCCGAGAACTACACGCTGCCGGTCGGCGTGACATGTCTCATCCGGCCGCGGATGCAGCTGGCACCATGGACGAACCTGCTCGCCGATCAGGCGCTCGCTGACGGCCACGAGATCCTCGCGTCGTTCGGGGATGACCACCGTCCCCGCACCTCCGGGTGGGACGCGATCGTCCAGACGACGTTCGAGGTGATGGGCCCCGGGCTGGTGTACACCCGCGACGGCCTCCAAGACGAACGGCTACCCACCGCACCGTTCTGGTCCGCCGACATCATCCGCGCGCTCGGCTGGTACTTCCCGCCCGGCCAAAAGCACCTGTACGCCGACGACTTCTGGCTCGCGTTCGCCCGCGCGCTCGACCGCCGCCGGTACCTCCCGAACGTCCTCATCGAGCACCTGCACCCGAGCGCCGGGAAGGCCGAGGCGGACGCGATCAACGCCGACAACGACTCGCACTACGACGCCGACCGCCAAGCATTCGAGGCGTACCTCGCCGACGGGTTCGCTGCCGATGTCGAGCGCGTCAAGGCGGCGCTCTAGTGGAGGTCCAGTTCTTCGAGCCCGGCACCGTCCCGGAGTGGACGACCCCGGAGTGGTATGCACAGCGGGAACGCGCGCCGCACCTCGAGCAGGACGGCCACCGCGACCGACTGTTCCTCGCCGCCGACTTCGTGAACAGCTTCGAGATGGACCCCGCCGCGTACACGGTCTCTGACATGGGCTGCGGAGATGGCGGCCTGCTGTCGCTGCTGACCGAGTGCTTCTACTGCTGGGGGTATGACCTTCAGCCGTCCAACGTGGAGGGCGCCCGAGAGCGCGGCGTCGATGTCCGTCTCGGGAACGCGCTCACCGACGATGTGGAGTGGGGCGACGTCGCGGTCTGCACCGAAGTGCTCGAACACCTGATCGACCCGCACGCGTTCGTCCGCAACATCCCGTCGCGCGTCCTCATCGCCTCGTCGCCAGACGGCGAAACACTCGACCAGCGCTACGAATTCCACACCTTCGGCTGGGACATGGACGGGTATCGCGCGCTGATCGAACAGGGCGGCTACCGCGTCGTCAGACACGAGTCGATCGGCTTCCAAGTCCTGATGGGAGTACGCGAATGAACGTGCTGATCACCGGCCACCGCGGGTTCATCGGCCGGCACCTCCACGCCGCGCTCGCCGCCCAGCATCATCACGTCGTCGGCCTTGACCTCGTTGACGGCCGCGACTGCCGCGACGAGTTCCGGTACGGCCGCACCCCATACGACCTCGTGTTCCACTGCGCCGCGACCGTCGGCGGCCGCGAAGGGATCGACTACAACGCGGCGCTGCTCGGCGCCAGCAACCTCCAACTCGACGGCGGCCTGTTCGACTGGGCGCTGCGCACCCGCCCCAGCCGAATCGTGTACTTCAGCAGCGCAGCGTCCTACCCGGTCAGCCTGCAAAACGGCACGTACGCCAGCACCGGCTACCGGCTGCACGAGCGCGACATCGACCTGCGCAACCGGATCGGGATGCCCGACAACACGTACGGGTGGGCGAAAGTCACCGGCGAGATCCTCGCCGAGCACGTCCGCAAAGCCGGCGTCCCGGTCACCGTCGTCCGACCGTTCTCCAGCTACGACTGGGATCAGGATCCGGCGTATCCGTGGCATCAGTTCGCACTCCGCGCGCACCGCCAGGACGATCCGTTCATCGTGTGGGGCGACGGAACACAGGTCCGCGACTTCATCCACATCGACGACATCGTCGGTGCCGTCCTCACGCTCGTCGACAAGCGTATCGACGGGCCCGTGAACCTCGGGACCGGAGTTGGAATGAGCATGGACGATCTCGCCCGACTGTTCATGGCCGCAGCTGGCTACCAAGCGCCAATCCGGCACCTGGAGGATAAGCCGATGGGCGTTATGCATCGGGTTTGCGACAACACGCTGCTGCGCCGCTACTACCAGCCGAAATTCAGCGTCGAAGAGGGCATCCGCCGGTCGCTCGCAGCGTTGGCTCAGCCGCCTGTCGTGTAGCTAAAATGCGTGGACCGGGCGGCGCGTGAACGCCCCCGGTCCCGGCCAAACCTAGCGAGAGGTTCGACATGGCGCAGGATATCTGCTCGGTCGTTGAGAACGACCAGCGGTGCAGCACCGTTGTGTACGCGCGCGAGATGTGCGAGAGGCACTACGCCCGCTGGAGGAGGCACGGCGATCCGCTCCTCGGATCGCGCAAGCCCAGCACGCGGACGTGTTCAGTTGTCGAGCGCCAGACGAGATGTCACGCGCCGCACTACGCACGGGGTATGTGCGAGAAGCACTACAAGCGCTGGAAGACCGCGGGCGACCCGCTTATCGTCAAGTGCCCGAAGGGCGTCCCTGTGGCGGATCGCTTCTGGGCCAAGGTTGACAAGGACGGTCCCGTGCCGGTCCATCGTCCGGATCTGGGCCCGTGTTGGGTTTGGACGGCGGGACGATTCGACTCCGGTTACGGCGCGTTTGGCATCGGCGGTGGAAAGCTGCTCAGGGCCCACCGCTATGCCTATGAGCAGGTCGTCGGTCCGATCCCCGCGGGACTCGTACTCGATCACCTCTGCCGCAATCACCCTTGCGTCAATCCTGCGCATCTTGAGCCGGTCACAGACCAGGAGAACCTCCTGCGGGGAACGGGCGCACCAGCTCGCAATGCCCGCAAGACGCACTGCAAGCACGGCCACGAGTTCACGCCGGAGAACACGCATCTCGACAAGGACGGGTACCGAGCATGTCGCGCTTGCTGGGCTATAAGGGCAGTGGCGAAGCGTGAGCGCGCGGTTCGACCCCCCGATCTTCCTCAATTGTCGTGACCGACTAAGCCCGCTGCGGGCGCTCGTCGACTGGCTCGAACGCGCCGGCCACCAACGCATCGTCCTCGTCGACAACGCCAGCACATACGAGCCGCTGCTCGCGTACCTCGCCGACACCGCGCATGACGTCATCCGTCTCGCTCACAATGCGGGCGCCCGCAGCATCTGGGAGTTCGGCATGGTCCCCCAAAACGACTGGTTCGCGTACTCCGACCCTGACATCGTCCCGACCGACGAGTGCCCACTCGACGCCGTCCAGTATCTCCACGGCCTCCTGGACCGCCACGCCGAGTACACGAAAGCCGGTCTTGGGCTGTACCTCGACGACGTTCCCCCGAGCATGCCGTCGCTGGGATGGGAGCGCGGCCCGGAGATCAACGGGTCCGCGATCGAACCGGGTGCGCGCCGGTCGCTGATCGACACCACCTTCGCGTTGCATCGCCCCGGCACCCAGTTCCTGCTCGAGGCGATCCGAACCACCAGCCCGTATCTCGCGCGGCATGTCAGCCCGTCGTGGTATTGCCTCGACGCCCCGAACGTCGAGGATGCGTACTACCTCGCGCACGCGAAGTCGGGCCCGCGGTTCTCCAGCTGGAAAGGCCCCGACCCCGAAGACGAAGCCGAGGCCGCGTGACCGTCGCTCACTGGTTTCACTGCTACGCCGCCGGGGAGTGGGAAGAGCCCGTCGCCGAGCACATGAGCGCCCTCGACGCCTCCGGGTTCGACGGACCGTTCCACGTCGGGATCGTCGGCACAGAGGAACAGCGCACCGAAGCGCTCTACCAGCTGATGACCCTCCGCCCGATCGACAGCATCCACGCCGCCGACACCGGCTGGGAGCAAGTCACCCTCCGCCCCCTCCGCCGGTACGCACTCAAGCACGACGACGCGATCCTGTACGCGCACACCAAAGGCGCGCACGACCCCTCCACGATCAACATCGCGTGGCGGCGCAGCATGTCGTGGCACTTGGTGCGCGGGTGGCAGGCTGCCGCCGAGGCGCTCGACCACGGGTATGACGCCGTCGGCTGCCACTGGCTGACCCACGAGCAGTTCGGCCATCCCGACGGGGTGCCGTTGCCGTGCTTCGGCGGGAACTATTGGATGGCGACCGCCGCCTATTTGCGGCGCCTGCCGTGCTGTCCGGTCACATCGCGGCATGACGCCGAGGGATGGGTCGGCGGTGCTGACCCGCGGGTGCTGGATCTGATGCCGGGCTGGCCGGGGAACTTCGGGCCGGTCAAGTACGGCCGGCTGTTCGCTGGCCGATAGCGCAGGCCGGACTCGAACCGACGTCTCGGGCTTATGAGGCCCGTGTGCTGGCCGCTGCACCACCGCGCAGCGACGAAGTTTCGCACCTCAAGGAGACACACCTCATGCCAGAGCAGCACAACCTGCGGAGCCTCGACGTCGAGTTCGTCAGCTTCGTCAACCGGGCCGCCGTGCGCGACCCCCAGAACCCCACCGAGCCCCAACGATTCCTTGTGTGGAAATCGGAGCGCGGCAGCGGTGACGACCCCACCCCCGATCCCAATGGAGGGACGATGACCGAAGCAGAGATGGTCGCCGCCGTCGAGAAGGCGGAGCAGGAGCGCGACGACGCCAACACCAAGCTCGCGAAGGCCGAAACCGACCACGCCGCACTCGCCGAGAAGGTCGACGCGCTCGAGAAGGCCGCGAAGTCCGACGACGAGCCGGCCGAGGTCAACAAGGCCGACCTGTCGCCCGAGGTCCGCGCGCTCGTCGAGAAGGCCGAGAAGGCAGAGCAGGCCGCCGCTGAGCGGATCGCCAAGGCCGAGAAGGACGCGCAGGAAGCCTCAGACATCGCCAAGGCCGAGCGTGACCAGCGGATCACCCGCGAGTTCGTCGCGAAGGCCGAAGAGTTCCGTTCGCTGTCCGTCGAGCCCGCCAAGTTCGGTCCCATCCTGAAGTCCGTCAGCGAGAAGCTGACCAAGGAAGAGGTCGACGAGCTCGATCGCGTCCTGAAGGCCGCGGACGAGCAGCTGCGTCAGAGCGGCATCTTCAAGGAAGCCGGCGTCAGCGGCGACCCGCGGACCGGCGGCACCAGCGAGGAGCAGGTCTCCGAGCTTCAGCGCAAGGCCGAGGAGATCCGCAAGACCGACCCGTCCGTGTCGCAGTGGCAGGCGATGGAGCAGGCGCGCCTCGCTGACCGCCAGGCGCAGGACGCCTACCTCGCCAGCGTCCGCTGACCAAACGACCCACCAGGAAAGGAAGGTGAGCTGACCAGATGAGCCAGCTTCCCGCTGTTTCACTAGTCCCCGCACACGGCCGGTGGGCGTTTCCTGCCGGTGCCACGAGCCTCGCGCAGTTCCAGTTCGTGGAGATCAACTCGTCCGGCGAACTGATCACGCCTGCCTCTGCGGGGATCTTCGCTGTCGTGCTCGACGACGCGCCGCAGCTTTCCGGCGCGACGCTCGGAACCGGCGGCGAGTACTCCGGCGGCTACACCGTCGGCGTGCCCTACGGCGTCGTGTTCCAAGGCGTCCAGAAGGTCATCACGGGCGCGAACCTCACGCCCGGCACCGCGGTCAAGACCGACACGAGCGGCCACGCGGTCGCTGCCAGCTCGGCCGGTGACGTGATCCTCGGCTGGACGCTGTTCGCGTCCAACTCCGGCGACCTCGCGCCGATCCTGCTGGACCGTTCGCTGCACAACTAGCCGTCGCAGCACCTCCGGCGCACGCCAACCGCGTGCGTCGTCTCTGAGCGCAGTCCCTTTCTGGACACGGCTCGTCCGACCTGAATCAGCCGCTACCCGCCCGGTCGACGGAGCCGCGTAGCACCAGAAAGGATGTGATGGCTTACGCCTCAGCCCAGTGCTAACCAGCTACACGTCGACACGTATCTGACGGATGTCGCCGTTGCGTGGTCGCAGTCGGAGATGAGCTTCATCGCCGACAAGGTCTTCCCGACCGTGCCGGTGCTCAAAGAATCGGACCTGGTCGCGATCTACGACCGGGAGTTTTTCTTCCGATTCGGGACTATGCAGGCCCGCGGTCTCGGCGCACGGCCCGCCGCGACCGGGTACGAGATCAAGCAGGCCCGCTACCAGATCACCGAGTGGGCCGAGGAGCACCTGATCGACGATCGGGTGCGCCAGAACGCCGACCAGCCGCTTGACCCGGATCTCGCCGGGATGCGGCTGCTGACCACCCACGCGCTGATTCACCGCGACACGCTCTGGACCCAGCAGTTCTTCAACACCGGGATCTGGGGCACCGACTGGACTGGCGTCGCATCCGGCCCGACCGGCAACCAGTTCACGCAGTGGGACCAGTCGAACTCCGACCCGATCCAGTTCGTCCGCAACCGCATCAACGATGTCGGCGGGAAGACCGGCTACCGGCCGAACGTTGGGGTCATGGGCCCCACCGCGTTTGAGGCCGCCCTAAATCACCCGGATATTGTTGACAGGCTGAAATACACCCAGGGTCCCGCCGGATATCCCGGCTCGGGAGCGGACGCTGCGAAGAACGTGCTCGCGGCACTGTTCGGCCTGGATCGCATCGAGGTGCCTTACTCGGTGTCGAACACGGCACACGAGGGGCAGGCGGAGAGCACGGCGTACATCGTCACCCCGACGTCGATGCTGCTCGCCTATGCGGCTGCGGCACCGTCGATCACCGAGCCGTCCGCTGGCTACACGTTCGCGTATACCGGCCTGTTGCCGGGTGTGACGAACGCGTTCGGTGGCGTGATCGAGCGTGGCCGCGAGGAGCTGGCGCACAGCGATGTGCTGCAGATCCGTGCCGCGTACGACATGTTGCAGGTCGCGACCGAGCTGGGTGAGTTCTTCCAGACGGTCGTGTCGTCGTCCTATGGCGAGGCGACGTTCTAGGCACACAGCGTAGGAGTGAAGTCGTTGGGCGAAACCCTCCGGGGTTTCGCCCAACGCGTGTCCGCTTGAGTCTCAATAAGCGCGGGAGGTGAGCGCACTGACTTGGTCATATGCCGGTGATCCGTCCGCGAGCGATGTTGCCGCGGTCCGGTTCGAGATCCAGGACACCAACGTGGCCGCCCAACTCCTCCAGGACGGCGAGATCAGCTACGCGATCGTGCAGGAGACCGGGCTGACGCCGTCTGACGACAGCGTCACGCAGGGCACCGCGCAGCTGTACTCCAGCGCCGCGAGGTGCTGCGAGGTGCTGGCCCGCAACTTCGCGATGCAGGCCGACACCGAGGTCGGGCAGATGAAGGTCACGTACAGCCGCACAGCGCAGAACTACGCGGCGCAGGCGACCGCGCTGCGCACCCGAGCGGCTGGCTACAACGCGCCGTACTCGGGCGGCCAGTCGATCGGCGAGAAGGAAGGCTGGCGGCAGGACACCGATCTGCCCCGCCCGAAGTTCACGCGCGATCAGTTCGATTCACCTTATGTCGTCCGTGGGGACGACAACGGCGCGTTGCCGCCGATGCCGAACTGACGAATGATGCGACGGCTCGCGGTCGCGCTCTTCGCGGTGCAGTTCACGTCGCTCGCGTGGCCGCTGCTTGGCATCGCCCGGCTCTGGCATGACCGGCACACGCTCCCTGCGCAACGCCACGCCGTGCACGCCGCGCTGACCCAGGAGACAACGTGACCAGCATCCTGGACTACACGCTCGCGAAATCGATGACCCAGCAGGCTGTGATCATCCGCAGCATCAGCGGCGAAGACGACTACGGCGCGCAACGCACGCCCGTCTGGCAGGCGCACGTCACCGTCCCATGCGCATTCTGGTGGGACAAGGCGACCGGCACCCGCTCAGCGAACCGCCGGTACGTCAACGTGTCCCGCGACGTGCCCGTGTCCGCCGGCGGGATGGTCATCCCGTCCGGGACCGACGTCACCGAGCAGGATCAGATCAAGCGGATCCTGAACCTTGACGACAGCGTGTGGGTGGAGGGGATCTTCACGATCGTGGCGGTCCTTGACGAGTTCACGCACATGGAGCTCGACATCGAACGCACCGCGCTGGGAGGCTGACGATGGCCCGGATCGTGTGGAACGGCGGCGCCATCAAAGCGCGCGTCAGCGACGCGGCGGCGCTCGGGATCGACAAGACGATGAGCGACTGTGTCGCGGACGCCCGCGGCGGCCACGAGGCGTACCCGCCCGCATCAGAGCCAGGGGAGCGGTACGCCAACCGCACCAACTTCGCGGTCGCCGCGACCGACATCATGGAGCCCGCCTCCCCCGTCGGCGACGGGCATGTGAAAGGCCGGTGGGGGTCACGGGATGAGACCGCCCTGTTCGTCGAGATCGGCACCAGCCGCAAGGACTCAGGGTTCCCGCGCGCGCAGGCGCGCGAGGCCGCAGCCGACGGCGACATGAACGCCATTCCGCCGCCGTCTGACCCGGCGCTGATGGAGCCGCGTCCCACCTTGCGTCCCGCCGCGGACGCGCACTACCCCGGCCTGTCGGGCTACATCGGCGCTGCGTACCGCGGAGAGAGTCTCGAATAGGAGGACCGCCCATGGCGCGCACCGACGTGATGCGCTGGTCAGACTGGCGCCGCGACGCAGCCACCCCGTTGCGGCCCGTTCGTGACTGCGCCTGCGGATCGGTCTTTATCCCCTTCGTCCCGCACCAAGACCGATGCGTCGTCTGCGCCCATGGAACCGCGCTCGCCGAAAAGATCGCACTCCGAGAGCCCGACCAGCGAGAAGCGGACGCGGTCACGAGACGACTGGACCGATACCGCCGCGCGGCCGGCAACCGGGAGGCCGAGCACATGGAAGTTTGGTGCGAGCACCTGAAGCACGAACTCCGGGTGGCGCGCCAGCAGCATCGTCCCGCTACCGAGCGCAACCACATCCGAGTCGCCCTGCGCAAACTTCGCGCGGCGCAAGAGCGACTGCTTGACATTCCCGACCGCGGAGAGAAGCTGTGACCACCATCACGACCGCCGACCCGCTCCGCGCCGTCGCCGCCTACCTCAAGGCCAGTCCCGTCGCGCCGATGCTCGAACCCGGCCCGCACGGCGCCTCCGTGTACCGGCCGACACTCCCCGAAACCATCCAGGACGACATGCCGTTCGCGTGCATCGTCGTCCGTCCCGCCGGCGGCTACACCCTGTTCGGCACCGGCCTACTCCCCGTCGCGGACCCCCGCATCGACTTCACGTGCTACGCCGGCACCCCCCAAGAGTCCTACGAGATCGCGGTCGCGACCGCCCGCACGCTGAAGCAACTACAGATGAGCGTGTGGGAGAACACCAAGCTGTACTGGGCTCGCGTCGCAGGCGGACCGATCCCGCTGCCCGACACCGACACTCTGTGGCCGGCGACGTGGCTGTCGGCGCAGGTGATGTACGCCGAGATCGCGACCGCTGGAAACTAGGAGGCCTGATGTCGATCCTCGCCACCCAGACCGTCACGCAGGCCGGGCTGATTCCCGCGATGACTTCGTGCTCAAGCTCAGGCGACCAGTTTCAGCCGGCGTCGACCACGATCCTGCTGTTCGTCAACGACGGCGGGACCGCGGAGGACGTGACCGTCGCCGTGACCGCGACCGCGTACGGGCAGCCGGTCTCCGATGTGGAGGTCGTCGTCCCTGCGGGCGGCCAGGCGGTCTGTGGCCCGTATGACCCGGGTGAGGTCGCCGCGGCCCAGACGGGACTCGCGTCGATCAGCTACAGCAACGCGACGCCGCTAACCGTCGCGGTCCTCAGCATCTGACGTCGCCACGGCGGCCTCGGCGCGCGCCTGCTCCGATTGCAGCCTGCCGGTCTGGACGTGGACGCCACCATCCCTGGCCGCGTAGGCCAACTGTATCTCGACGCCGCCGCAGTTCTGGGCATACATCAGGAGGTCCCGGAGCATCGAATGCAGCCAGCGCGGGTCATCGGCATAGCCAGCCTTCTCCGCGCGAGCTAGTCGCGCCTGCGCCTCGATCAGCGCCACCGGCTCGAACTTCGTCCAGGTCATCGCTTCTCCTTTGACCTCAGTCTTGCACTGACCCGGGATCCTCCGGGAGCGCATCCGGGACGGCTGGATGCATCAGGATCCACGGGCCGTCCGGGTCGCACATCTCCGCAGTCGTAGCGGGATCCGGCGTCCCTAACGGCGCGCCGAACACAGTCGCTTCCTGCCAGCCATCGCCAACGTCGCGTCCCAACGCGAACTTGACTCGCTGACCGAACCGCAGCATCCGGGCAGCCTACCGCGCCCACCACCCGTCTTTCTCGCGGCCACTTCGGGGCCGCCTCACAAAGCACCGCCCGCGGCCCATCAGGGCGAGGGGCAAGCCACCACACCTGAACCAAGGAGGCAAGCCCCTCATGTCATTGCAGACGAGCACCCCTCAGGAGATCATCGCCACTCCGCTCCAATTGTTTATCGGTCCGCTCGCGACGGCGTACCCGGCGATCGACGCGACCCCCACCCAGATCGTCAGCGACGGTTGGACGCTCGTCGGCGCGAACGGCAACGTCGATCAGGACCAGGCGGGCTGCACGATCACCCACAACGCGACGTACGCCACGTGGACGAGTGTCGGTAGTACCGCGCCGATCAAGGCATGGCGCACCGCCGAGCAGTTGGAGATCGCGATCACCCTCGCGGACATCAGCCCGACGACGTACGCGCTCGCGCTGAACGACGTCGCCGTGACGACCATCAACGCGACGACCGGCGTCGCGGGCGAGCAGGACGTTCCGATGCTGCAGGGCGTCAACGTCGCCGCGTACGCGCTGTGCGCCGTCGGCGTCAGCGCGCTGAACAACAGCCTGCAGGCGATGTACTGCGTCCCGTGCGTGTACCAGTCCGCGAACGTCGCGCCGGTGTACAAGCTCGGCGCTCCCGCGGAGCTGGCGGTCACGTTCGCGACGCTGCTTGACCCCAACGGCGGCGGGTTCGGCTCGTTCCGTCAGCAGACCGCAGCGAAGCTCTAACCCGGCCTTCGGGCCCAACGCAGGGCAGGAGGTCGCATGTCCGATTCCGTCATGGCGCGCGCGCAGGCGGATCAGGCACTCGAACAGGCCGCGCAGGCTTTGAAACGCCATCAGGGAGCCGACCGCAAGGTGCTCCAGGCCATTCGTCAAGCCCAGGCGGTGCTGAAGGGTGTCCGAGTCGAAACCACAGCCGAAGGAGGCACAGATGGCAGCGAGAACGAAACCGAAGCCTGACCCCGTCGACGTAGAACAGCCCGTGCTCGCGCAGACCGCCGAGCAGGCGGCCGCGCCGCCCGCGAAGAAGATCGAGCCGCTGATCGACCTCGACGACATCGCGCCGGAGCGTCCCACGATCCGGTTCAAAGGCGCCCTGGTCGAGATGCGCGACATCGACGACTTCGGGATCGAGGATCACCAGCGGCTCAACCGCGACGGCGCGGAGTTCTTCGAGCTGTACTCCAGCACGAAGGAACTGTCCAAGGTGGAGTCGCAGCGTCTGCGGATGCTGCTCGAGCGCCTGTACGCGAAGGTGTGTCCTGACGAGCTGGCCGACGCGGGCTTGTCGGATGCTCAGAAGGCGCAGGTGATCTTGGGTTTCAGGCTGGCGCCACTCGCTCGTCGGATGGCGCAGGACGAACAGGCACAGACGGACCAGGAGCCGCGGATCGACGCCCCGACTACGGGGAGTTGATTCCGCGGCTTTTGCGGTTCTACGGCCGCGCGCCCGGCCCCGCAGGGGACTGGTTGAAGGTGCCCGCGAAATGGTTTTGGGCGCACGTGCAGATGATGGGCCGCCTGGATGCCGAGGAGGCGCTGGGGCAGCTCAGCCGGATCGCTGCTGGGAACGGGCTGATGGAGGAACGCGACCAGCGTCAGTATCGCCGTGATCTGGCGCGTGCGGCGTCGGGTGGCCGGCAGGTCGGGGTGGAGAAGGCGAACGCGGCGTCGTTGTCGATGCTCGGGATCAAGGTTGTCGACGAGCCAATGTCGGGCGGCGGCGTGGTTTTGCCGCCGGGCGTGGACGTGTCAAACAAGTAGCGGGGCCGGGGAGGTGAGGGCGTGAGCGGAGAACTTCTCGGCAGCGCAACGCTCGAGCTCGATACCGATCAGGCGCCGCTTGACTCGGGCCTAGACAAAGCCGAGGCGAGGGTCGCGGCGAAGGTCGCGGCGATGCAGTCGATCGCTGACTCGTTGCACCTTGACATCAAGGTCAATCTCGACACCAGCGAGGCCGAGGCGAAGCTCGCCGCGTTGCAGGGCGGCAGCGCGGCTGTCGGTAGCGGCGGCGGGGCGACGGCCCCGAACATCAACCGTAGCGGCGGCGGCACGGGCTTGTGGGGTGTCCGCGGGCCCGAGCAGGCCGGGTCGCGGCAGAACCCGGTGGTCATGGTCATGGAGGCGGCGAAGTACACGCCGCTGGGGACGATGGCCGCCGCGGTCGGCGAGACCGACCAGGCCGATGAGACGCGCACGTCAGGGTCGGCGCTGTCAGACGCGTCGAACTACAACGCGTTGCGCGGTCAGCTTGACCGGATCGCGCAGAGCATGTCGCCGACGGCGCGGCTGGCGGCGGAGGGTCAGAACGGGCTTGGCGTGCCGCAGATGCCGGCAGCTGCCGCCGCGACGTCGAACAGCACCGGGGATGTGGCGTCGATCGCGGCGTTGCAGCAGGCCGCGGACGCGCTGTCGAAGATCAACGGGCGGCTGACGGCGGCGGAGCAGCGCGCGGTCGCGGCGCCGGTGCCGTCTGAGACGCGCACGTCGACCAGCAACAACCGCACCATCATCTATGACTACGCCGGGTCCGGCACGAACGCGTACGGCGGGTCTGGGGCAGCTTCTCGCAGCGGTGGGGGTCCGGCGACGGCGGCCGGCGGTAGCGCTGGCGGCTCGGGCGGCGGCGGGCAGGGCGGTCCTCCATTCGCGTTTGACGCCGGCAGCGGCGGCGGCGGCGGCGGGAACCGGCGCGTCGACATCTACCACCACTCCTCGGGCGAAGGCGGCGGTGGCGGCGGCGGGTCGCGGTTTCAGTGGAACCCATTCAGCGGCTCGCGGTCTAACGCGGACTCGGATGCCGCGAGCGCGTTCTCGTTCGCGAACCTGTTTAAGGGCGACGGCGGCCGCGGCGGCGCGTTCGGGCTCCCCGGGTTCGGCTCCATCGGCTCGCTCGCGGGGCTCGGGCTGGAGCACTGGATCCTGTCGGGGCTCGGCGTCGGCGCGTCAGCGACCGCCGGCGTCGCTGGCGCCGGGCTGCTCGGCACCGCCGGGCTGACCCAGATGCTCGTCGGGTCCGGCTCCAACGCGCTGGTCAACAAGGCGACCGAGAGTCAGATCCAGGCAACGACCCAGGACTACTACGCGCTGCAGTCCGCGGTCGCGGAGTACGGCAAGGGATCGAAGCAGGCCGTCGAGGCGCAGAACCTCCTGAACTATTCGATCGCGCAGATGGGCGGCGGTCCGGCGCAGGCCGCTGAGATGCAGGTGTACGCCAACGTCAAGGCGCTCAAGGCGATGTTCGACACCGAGTCCAACGGTGCGCGTGCCATGTCGGCTGACGTGATGGACCAGGTCGTGAAGCTCGCGACGAGCTACACGCCGCTGGTGGTCGCCGCGGCGCAGAAGAACCTCGGGATTATCAACAGTGGCCTCAAGCCGCTGTTCGCGTGGCTGCAGGGCCCCGAAGGGAAGGGCATCTTCGAGACGCTCGAGAACGCGTTCTCCCGCGATCTGCCCGTCTCGATCCACGCGTTCGATATGGGCCTCGAGGATTTCCTGCGGCTCATGGCTGTCGCGTCGCAGTACACCGGCGGTCTCGCCCGGTCCCTCGACAACCTGTTCACCGAGAAGAACGGCGAGTCGACGGTTCAGTACGAGGCGGAGGTGCACAAGCTCGTCGGCGACTTCGATGAGTGGAAGAGTCTGCTGGAGGTCCTCGGCGAGGATCTCGACCTGATCTTCAAGCAGGACGCCGGGACCGCGAACAGCATCGTCGGGTCGTTGACGGACATGCTGGTCAAGCTGCACGCGTGGGAGGAGTCGACCACCGGGCAGACCGACCTGCAGAACATCTTCTACGTCCACAAGCAGGAGATCCTGGCGCTGCTGAAGCTGCTGCCGGATCTGATGAACGGGTACGGGTCGTTCTATCTGAAGGTCGCGCCACCGTTGGTTTCGGCGCTGACGAACATCGCCGGCGCGGTCGCTGACATCGCGAGCGCGGTGGAGAAGCTTCCGGGCGGTGCGGACCTGCTCGGGCTGCTGATCGTGATGCGGAAGCTCAGCATCCTCGGCCCTGGGCTCAAGCTCGCGGCTGGTGCGCTCGGCTTGTTCGCCAAGAGCGAGGATGCCGTCGGGGCTGCCAGTGGCGCTGCGGCGGCCGGGGAGACGGCGGCTGGAGGAGCAGCGGCAGCGGGTGGAGCTGGCGGCGTCGTCGGGATGCTCGGCGGTCTTGGCGCGGCTGGCGCGAGCGATGTCGGCGCCGGACTTACCGCTGCGGGGATCGCAGCCGCCGCGGCGGCTGCGCTGCCGATCGTGCTCGGAAGCGCAGCGGCCATCGGGGCGGTCGATGTCGTCTTCGGACACCTTCTCAACGACACCACGACCGCGACCTGGAGCCAGGGACACATCTCGGGGCTTCCGCATGCCCCGACCGTCCAGCAGGGCGCGACCAGCGGCGGCGGCCGCTTCGGCGGCATCAATGCGCCCGCTCCGGCGAGCGGCCTCGGTGCGCTCAGCGGAGGCACTCTCAACATCAAAAAGGTCGGTGACTTCGCCAACGACTCCGCTGCTGAGCTGCGCGGCCTGATCTCCACGCTCAAGGACGTCAACAACGTCAACCTCAAGGTCAACGGGCTCGGCGAGACGAAGACTGAGGTGCTCGGGCTCGCGGACGCAGCGCTCAAGGCGAAGCTGTCGTGGGACAGCAACTTCAGCGAGGCGTGGAAGGCCGTCGACACGTTCACGCGCGACAGCGGCCGCAGCCTCGGGGATCTCAAGGACGACTTCGCGTCGAACTTCCGGCTGATCGAACAGACCGTCGGGACCGGGTCGGCCGCCGGCCAGCATCTCATGGCCGAGAACGTCAGCAAGATGGTGTTCGACGTCACCAATGGGATGCTCGCCGGGCAGATCAGCGTCAAGTCCGGGATGGCCGCGATCAACAGCGCGCTGAAGCAGGGCTTGCAGACCGGCGCGATCAGCTGGACGCAGGACTGGACGTCGATGTTCTCGACCGTCACCGCCCTGTACAACCAGCACAAGATCGACACCAAGCAGTATCAGGCGGACCTGCGGTCGATCATGAGCCAGGGCGACCAGCGGATCAAATCCGACACGGAGTCGACCTACCAGGGGATCGTCCAGACCCTCAAGACGCAGCTGAACGCGGGGGAGATCACCCACCAGCAGTTCGTGTCCAAGGTCCATCAGGCCGACGTGCAGATGGGCTCGCAAGCCAAGAGCGACATGGCGGATTTCGCTGCGCAGGTCGTCGGCGGGTTCGCGACGGTGACCGCGGGTGGCGCGAGGGGCTTGCAGGATCTCATCGCCAGCGTCAACAGCGCGCTGAAGCTCCTCGGTCAGAAGCAGCTGACGGGCTTGCAGGTGTCGGTCATGTCGTCCAACTACGGGCAGACGACCGGGACGGGCGCGTCGAACCTGAACAAGTCCGCGGCGGCCGGCGGCGGCCAGCTGCATGCCGGCGGCGGCCTGGTGCAGATCGGCAAGCCCGGACAGGCGGGCCGCGACACGGTCCCCCTCACTGTGAACGGCGTCGCGACCGCTACTGTCGCGCCGGGCGAGAAACTGGCGGTGATCAATCGTCACCAGTCGCCGCTGCTTGACTACGCCGTCGCGAACACGTTTGGCGTCTCGGGCCTCGACGGGTTCTTCGCGAAGAACAAGACGCCGAACTTCATGGCGTCCGGCGGGATGGTCCCCGGGTTCGCTGGCGGCGGCACCCTGTCCTACAGCCAGCTGGAGGGCCTGTGGGATCAGGCGGGCGGCCCGTCGAACATGGCCGCGCTGATGGCCGCGATCGCGCTCGCGGAGTCCGGCGGTGACCCCACGATCGTCAACAGCATCGGCGCGTCCGGACTGTGGCAGATCCATCCCGGCGAACCCGGCGACCTCAACCCGCTGACGAACGCCCGCGACGCCGTCGCGAAATACACGTCGCAGGGCCTCGACGCGTGGACGACGTACACGTCCGGGGCGTACAAGCAGTTCCTGAACGGCAGCGTCCCCGCGTCCGCGGGCGCGGCGATCGCGCAGATCCTCGCGCCGCACGTCAAGGGCGGCGGGACGCTCGGGTCGATGACGCAGGCCGCGTTGGACGAGGTCACCAAAGCCACCAACCAGTATCTCGCCAGCAAAGCCCCCGCCGGCGGCGCCGGCGCAGCGGGCGGCACCCCCAACTTCCCCGTGTCCAAAGGCCCGGTCCCCGCCGCGGTGCAGGTCGCGCTGGAGGCCGCGAAGTCGCTGCTCGGCCGCCCGTACCTCGACGACGGCAGCCCGGGCGGCTACGGGTTCGGTGCCGCGGGCCTTGACTGCTCCGGGTTCGTGTCGACGGTCCTGAACGCCGCGGGCTTGGTTCCCGGCCACCAGCTGTCGGGCTACTACGAAACGTACGGCGACCCGGGGCCCGGCAAGTACATCACCACCGGCGCGCTCGGCCCCTACTCAGGGCCGCTCGGGCACGTGATGATGGAGATCGACGGGACCTACTTCGAGTCGGGCGGCCCGACCGGCCAAGGCCCCCACATCGACCAGGGGTGGTCCAGCCCATTCACGTACTACCGTCACCCGCACGGGTACGGCGCCGGCGGGACCGTCGGCAGCCCGCAGCATCAGTTGACGCTCGCGGAGCTCGCGCGGATCGCGGCGGGGCAGCCGACCACGAACGCGCAGAAGATGTTTCTCGCGAGCGCGGCGACCAAGCCGAAGAAGAAGGCGGCCGCTCCGAAGAAGCCGAAGGCGCTGACCGGGACCGCGACGCTGACGATGGGGTCCGGGTCGACGCTCGGCGCGGACGGACCGCTGCCGTTCTTCACCGGTGATCTCTCCCCGATCAACGAGATGCTGTCGGTGATCCTCGGCATCGACGGCGGCAGCGGCTCGTCGCCCAGCTCGGGGGCCGCCGGAGGGGGGGCGTTCGGTCTCGGGGTCGGGAACAGCAGCAACGCCAACACGCTCGGGAACCTCATGCAGTGGTACACCAACCTTTGGGGATCCGGACTGAACCCTCCGCCGACACTCCCCGGCGGCTCGGACATCTTCCCCGGCTGGAACTCCCCTGGCGACTTCGTGATCAGCGCCGACGCGCTCGGGAACACCATCAGCCCGTACCTGTCGCCGAACTTGGACACGGTCGTGGGGCAGCTATCGCAGATGCTCGGCTGGCAGGGCGGCATCGTCGGCGATCTCGGGTCCGCGCTGACCGGCTCCCAGAACCTGGTCAAGCCGCTGCAGGCCGCCATCAAACGCCGCGTCGATCAGGTCGCCGCGATCCGCAAGCGCGTGCTGGCGAACGTCGCGAAGATCAAGGCGCTGCGCGCGAAGAAGACCGCCGAGAACAAGAAGAACCCGCCATACGCCAAGCCGAAGACGAGCGCTCAGCGCGCTGCGAACACCTCGTTTGACAACGCGCGCAAGACGAAGATCGCCGGATGGAACAAAGAGATCGCGTCGCTGCAGGCCGAGAATCAGCAGTTGGCCGGCAACGAGGATTCCGTCGGCTCCGGCGGCGAACTCCATGCGATCAGCAACCAGCTCGGGACGAGTGCTGGCACCGGCGCGCTCGGCACCGTCGAAGGATCGAACAACAACAGCAGCGGCCTGTACTCGGTGCTTGACCAGGTGCAGGGCTGGGAGACGCTGCTTGGCGGGACCGGCGGCGCGATCAGCGGCCAGCAGCTGCAATACCAGCTCTACCAGCAGGGGCTCGCCGGACTCGCGCCCGGCGCGAGCACTGCGCTGGCGGCGGCGGTTGCGAGCGCTGCGACAGCGTCGGCTACGAGCCAGAACACCAATCCGCTGACGGGGACCGTCGGGTTCGCGTTCCAGGGTCAGAACTATGCGGCGACGCTGCTCGCTCCGCTGGTGCAGGCGGTCGGGGCGGCGCTCCCGCCATTCGGCGGCACGTTCCATCAGGGCGGCGTGGTGCCGGGGCCTGTCGGCGCGGAGCGGATGATCCTCGCGCAGGGCGGCGAGGTGGTCTCGCCCCTCGGCGGGCGCGCCGGAGCGGGAGCTAACGAGTCGATCGACCGTCTCGTGTCCGCGCTCGGGGACCATCAGAAGAGTGTCGCCGCGCTGACTCAGGCGACATGTGCGAACACTTCAGCGATCAGCTCGACCGGCGGTCACAACGGCGCGAGATACAGCTACGGGCGCGCGTCGGCGTACGACCCGTCGTCGTCGTCGGATGATTTGACGCTACTGGGGGTGGGCTCGTGACGACGCTACAGATCGGGCGTGTGACGCTCGGCGGCCCAGGCGCCGCGATCAGCGAGCAGGTCGGCGACCCCGTCGCGACCCTCGGCGGCGCGGTCGTGTCCGCACCCCGGGTCGCGTTGCAAGCGCAGATTCAGCTCGCGACCCTCGCCGGTGCCAGCACGACGCTCGCCCAGGCGCAGGCGCTGCGCCGCCGGATGCGGTCGATGCTTGGCAACACCCCGTTGAAACTCGGCGCGTTCCTGTACGTCGTCTACTCCGACGACCTTGAGATGGATGGCTGGTATGTGCCCGATCAGACCAGTCTCGCAAGCTATGACACCGCCTCGTGGCTGGCCGTCGGTTTGTGGGTGACGCAGGCGAGCACTTGGTATGCCGCTGGACATCGACGCACGCACCGCGAGGGCAGACAGATCTGGCTGAAGGACCTCGCGACCGGCCTGTACGCCCGCGACGCGCTCGGCTGGATCCTCTCCACCGACTTCAGCGCGCTGCCGCAGCTGCCGCTCAACGTGCTCGCGAACGGCGCAACCTCGATCCAGGACACCGTGACCGCGAACGTCGTGTCCGGCGCGCCGCTGCCGAGCGGCCGCGACGGCGGCCAATGCCAAGTCGTCGAAGGCCTCACCGACCTCACCGTCCTCTCCTACGAGCGGGCCGAGAGCGCGCTGAACCTGTCCGACGTGATCGTCTATGACCGCCGCGGCGCCGGCGATGACCCGACCACCGGCCCCGGCTCGACCTGGGAAGAGGTCTACGGGCCCGACTACCCATGGAACTGGCAGACCAGCGGCCAGCCCGCCGACAGCCCCGTCCTGGATAACGGCCTCGTCCGCGTCCGCTACGACGGCGCCACCGGCAAGCCCGGATTCCGCGTCGATGTGTGGAACGGCTCCGCCTACGTCGAGCAGGGCAAGATGACCGTTGAGCGCGTCGGCGACAGCACCGGGTTCGACAACACGTTCGTGTCCGCCAGCCTGGTCGAATGGACGCCCGAGCGGGCCGTGATGCAGGTCATCCTCGCCAACAGCGCCGACGCCTACAGCCGCGAGCGAATCTTCGTCACGATGCAACGCGGCGAGGTCGGCGTTGCCTTCGAGTGCTATCCCGCACCGAAGGCCGCCGGCACGATCGCCGACGCCTACCTCGTCTGGACCCCCGACGGACCCGACTCCAACGACAGCCTGGTGTTCGAGCCGAGCGTCAGCCAGCCGCCGGCGATCCACACCGACAGCATCTGGTCGACCGCGTCGAGCACCTGGACCAGCGCGTCGGGCACGTTCTCCGGGACGACCGCGAACTTCCTGTCGATCCTGCGGTGCATCGGAGGCGCGAGCACCGTCGGGCCCTACCAGACCAACCTCGTCGTCGTCCAACAGAGCGTCCAGTTCACCGGCGTCAACGACAGCAACGCCTACGGCGGGACCGCCCAGCCAGCTGTCTACCTGAAGGGCACCGGCGGGATGGGCTACCTCCAGGCGCAGGTCAGCTTCACCGCAACGCAATCCGATCAGGTCAAGGGGTCCGGCAGCTTCACCTCAACGCAGGCGAGCCAATACCGCGTGTTCGGCCTCGTGACCACCACTTGGACCGACTATGGCGAGTACACCGGCACGTCGGTCTCGACGGGCAGCAGCACCCGAGTCGAGGCGCACCTCACGCAGGACCGGACGCGCAATGGCGCGATCTACTCCGGCTGCCGCGACGCCGGGCAGTGCGCCCTATACGACTCGAGGCAACTCGGCTGCCTCGTCACCAGGTGAGCCACTTGATCTCCCAGACCGTCTCCTTGCGGCGCGGTCGCTGCATGCCGGCGCAGATCACCTGGCCGTCCTGAAACTCCTCGACGTAGGTCGGTCGGGTGACCCCGATTGCCGGGCACGCCGGCAGCACCGTCACCGGTCGGCCTTGCGCCTGCGGAGGCGCCTGCGGCCCCGGCTGCCCATGAGCGGCCGCGGGCAATGCGCTGGCGCCGATGACCAGCAGCGAAACGACTAGTCCGAACATCCTTGCCCCTATACGCTTCCGCATTGTTCTACCTCCCTAGTTAGGTAGAGCCATGCCCCGGGGCGGTGTCAGCCGTCGCCGGGGCGCTTACTTCGGCCCCGTTATGTAGCGCGTTGATCTTCCCACCGCGCTCAGTCGAAGTCAACGCAGTACCGGCCGAGAGGAGGTCGCGTGCCCAATCTCGAGCCCGTGGTCCTCCAGCAGGACCAGGTCAAGATCCGGCTGATCGGTCCGAAGGCGTCGGTCTGGCCGGCGCCGCCGGCGGACGTGCAGACCTTCAGCGTGCTGGGCTGCGACACGATGGTCGCGCGGCCGTTGCCCGTATCGAACGTGCCGGCGAGCCCCGACTTCGTGTCGGGCTACTGGACCGGCCGGCTCGACGATGCCGGCGAGGCGCAGCTCGTGTTCCCCAATGCGACCAGCAGCGACGGGACGCCGTGGCGACAGCGGTTCGACCCGACCGGGCACCTGCAGTGGATCGAGATCTACTTCAACGGCTACCTCGATTTCTGCGGCGTGATCGACCAGGTCACCCCTGATCAGCAGTCGGTGACCGTCCACGCCTACGACCCGTTCTGGGTGCTCAAGAAGGCCTACGTCCGCGACTGGATTGTCACGCAGGCGCCGCGGGACGTGATCGAACGCGGGACGAAGCTGTGGGTGCCGACCGCTGTCGACAACTTCCCCGCGGGTTCGATCAGTTCGCAGTGGACGGTGTCGACCTCGGGTGGTGGCACGGCTGCGATTGGACCGAACGGCGGCTTGAACCTCGCGATCCCGGCATCAACGGGGCAGGTCATCGTCGAAAGCGCGGCCGTGGCGTGCGACTCGACTTCGGTCTGGTCGGCGAGCTGCACCCTCCAGAACGCCAACATCGGCATCAACTTCATGACCTGGATGGTCAAGGAGTCCAGCGGCCACGAGTACATGCTGCAGATGTTCAGCGGCATCATGACCTTTGATGCCAGCGGCCTGAGCTTCGTGACTCAGATGCCGTTCCCGGCGGCTCCCAGCTATGAGTTCCTGATCGAATCCGACGGCGAATGGGTATCGGGGTATGTGAACGGCCAACTGGTGGGCTGTATCCGCCGTTTGGATGCGGCGGCTACCTCACTCCAGGCTGAGATCAACTTCTTCAGCGACGGGGGTGGCGCCGCCAATCTAACCGTCACGGGCGTCCTTGCGGAGACCCTCCAGCCATTCCTGATGGTGGGCTCAGACAAGGGCGACTATGTCCTCGCAGGAGACGCCAGCACCTACCCGAGCGGCGGCCTGACCGCTCGATATTTCAACGATCTCGACCTCGTGGCCGACTCGAACGCTCTCTACAAGGTCCTATCTCCGCCGCGCACCCAGGCATATGGCGGCTCATCGCCAGCCGAGTATCAGGACCAGCAGGACGCCACGATCGCCAATCAGGACAACCCCACGCCCGGCGCGGCCACCTCCAACTGGTCGGTTAAATGGTTCGGCGCGATCTACCTCAAGCTCAGCGCCGGCAACTACAGCTTCGAGATTGAAAACCCCGCGACCTCCGGATGCGCCGTCCGCGTGTGGGTCGGCAAGACCCAGTTCGGGACGCAACTCGTGGACGAATGGACGTTCGGTACGCAGGCGCAGATCTTTGGGTTCACGGTGAGCGCCACCACGCTGGCGGGCACCAACTCCGACGGGTCGACATCCGCGAAGGATGGCTGGTATCCGATCGTCATCGAGTACGCGGTCGGGTCGACCGCGCTGCAGGCACCCTTGCTGGCCCTCCTCAGCAGCCCGGCGGCCTACACCGATCCCGGGGGCACCGCGATCGCCGCCGGCTCGCAGAACATCGTCGTCCCGTCAACATCGCTCTCGCCGCTCGGCTGCATCGACCAGCGCTACCAAGGCGTCGCGCACTTCGACCTCGTCCAGCAAACCCTCCAGGCCGTCAACGCGTCCAGCAGCACCCATCCCCAGCAACTCGAAGCCAGCACCATCGCGTTCCCTGGGGTGCTCGCCCCGCGGATCCGAGAGGGGCAGGACACCGACGTCGTCCTGCAACCCGACCTCGGGGCGCGCCAGGACGCCGAAGGGCTGCTCAACTACTCGTCGACCCTGGACTCCAGCGACTTCGCGACCTCGATGCAGGGCAACGGTGCCGGCACGCAGACCGGAACCACCGGACAGCTGCAGGCGATGGTCTACGACGCGCCCACGATGCAGGCAGCGCTGTTCGATGCGCAGCAATGGCAGGACTTCTCCGATGCGTCATTTGTGCAGCTTCTGCAGGCTCTGCTCAACGCGCAACTCGGCCTGTCGCTCACCCCCTGGCAGCTGTTGTCTGCCGACCCGAACGGCCGACCGCGGAAGGCGTATGCGTGGCCGATCACCGGCGCGACCCTGCAGATGCGTTGGCGTCCCGGCTTCGGCCTGCGCGTCCAGGCGCCACTGATCAACGTCTATGACACCAGTCCGCGGCAGCTACTGGTCATCACGCGGAACGTCGGCCCCTTCGGGTACGTCAGCACGCAGGGCACGTTCGCGGACCGCCCGAAGAACCCAGCGCGCACCCTCAAACGGCAGCTCTACACCGTGACGCGCCTGCAGCGCAACTATCAACGCGGGGCGCTGCGGCTCACGGGCAACAGCCAGTTCTCGTCGATCGCCGCCTCGACCCTGGACTCCGGGCTCACGATCGTCCCGCTCTCCCCAGGCGACAAGATCATCGGAGCCACCCTCTATATCGCCGTCAACACCGGCAACGTCCACGTCTATATCAACGGCAGCGATGAGACGACTGCGCTCAACGGCCCATGGACCGGAGAGCCCGTTGTGATTCCAATCGGCCCTGTAGCAGTCCCGGGTGTCGGCAACACCCTCTTCGCCCAGCTTTACAACGCCAGCGGCTCTGCGATCACCGTCCGCTACCAACTCGTCGCTGACGTTCTCCGCTAGCTCCCTGACCGTTCTGCGGTCCTAGCCCGAACCCCGGACCGGAGGTCCCATGCATCCCAAGCGCCTTCTCGGCGTCGCTGCCGCCTGCGCGCTCGCGCTCGCCGCGACCGCCAGCGCCGCCACGCCCCCATCGTGCACCCCCGGCAACTACTACATGCAGTGCGCCGCCAACGCGCCCGGCCAGACCCCCCCGACACAGCTTGGCGCAACCGCCGGAACGTTCGGCGTTGACAGCTACGGCGCCGCGAACCCAGGGATCGCCGCGACCTTCGACTGCACGTACCTATCCGGCTCGCCCGGAGGTAAGGACTGGACCGCCAGCGGACGTGCCGCCTGGGTCGCGCGCGGAAAGAAAACCTGCGTCGTCTGGGAGACCTACGCCAACCGGGCCGAGTTCGGGTACGGCGCCGGCCAAGACGACGCGCGCGCCGCGCGCGCCGAAGCGGCCGCTGTCGGCTTCCCGACCTACGTCCCGATCCGCTTCGCCGTCGACACCGACACGTCAGCCGCGAACGTCGCCGCGTACTTCGAGGGTGTCAAGTCGATCCTCGGCGACCGGACCGGCGCGTACGGCTCCTACACCATCGTGACCGGCCTCGAGGCACGCGGGATCACGACGCCACGAAACGACTGGCAAACCATCGCGTGGTCGTACGGGAACCGCAGCCGGGCGTGCCTGTACCAGTCGTCGATCAACGACACGCTCGACGGCGAGAGCGTCGACTACGACACCGCGTCGTGCGCCGACTTCGGCCAGGACCCCTACGCGCAGACCCCCAAGACGGTCTGCTTCGGCAAGCACGCTCAGGGGTCGAAGGCGTGCCAGGCAATCCATGCCGACGTGCGGAAGTGGCAGGCCGCGGTCAAGTCCAGCAACGGCGCCTATGACGCCCGCGGGTGCGTGGCGCTGACCAAGACCCGCAACACGCTCAACGCGCGATGGGACTGGTTCTGGACCCAGCTGCGAGAGCACCCGAAGGTCAAGACCGCGTATCGCAAGGCCGCGCTCGCGTCGACCGGCCGGGCGGTCAACAGCGTCCGGCGTGTCATCACCGGCCGCGCGTGCCTCACGTTCTCCGGCCGCGTCTCCTATTTCACGGCCCTCATCCAAGCCACGGAGCGCAAGTACACATGACTCTCACCACACCGCAACGCGACGCGATCGTCCAGGTCGCCGACCTGTTCATCGCCAACGCCAGCCCGATCACCTACCCGGCGCCCGACCAGGTGATCCGCCCGCACGTCTACCGGACGGTCGACTGGCTGCAGGGCTACTGGAAGACCGGACATCACAGCGTGTGGGACTGCTCGATCGCGGTCCAGCAGGTCCTGTACTGCGCGGGGAACAACGGGCAGACGATCGCTGACCCGTCCGGCTTTGAGTACGAGGGGTGGGGCGACACGCAGTCGTGGCAGGACGCGCTGCCGCACTACACCAGCCCGGTCGATGCGCACGCGGGCGCGCTGGTGGTGTTCAACGCCGGCGGCCCGGTCGAGGAGCAGCACGGCTGCATCGTGATCACGCCCGGCTCTGATCCGGTCCTGTTCTCGCACGGCAGCGCTGCGGGGCCGCTGCGGATCAGCTTGTCAGAGGAGCAGACGGCGCACACCGGAAGCACCGTGTTCCTGGACGTCAGTTCGCTCTGATGACGCACCGGTACATCCGGGCGATGCTCCGCTCCGCGACCGCGGAGAAGTACCTGCACGGCTGGCAGGGCCCGCACGCGCCGTATCGCAGCTACACGATGACCCCGCAAGCAGCGCCGTGCGTCGAAACGTCGCTCGCCGAAACCGTCGGGTACGTCCACGCGCTCGAGAGCGCTGGCGTGCAGCCGCTGTACCGCGACAGCGAACCCATCGGGATCTACGAATGAGCCCGGACATCGCCGCTGAGATCGAAGCGTACGCCGCGAAGCTCAACGGCCGCCCGCGCGCCGCCGACCAACTCCGCCACGAAGAACTCGAGCTCTACGACGCCGACCTCGCGAAGGCCCGCGCCCGGATGGAGCAGGCGTACCTGGAGAACCAACCCACCCGAGAGGACCGCACCGCATGACGCTCTACACCGGCAAGCTGCCCGCCACCCCCGACAGCCGCGACCTGATGTTCGACCAGTACATCGACGCGAGCGTCATCAACCTCAACGAGGCGCCGCCCGTCAAGACGCCCGGGCACGCCTCCAAGATGCCCGCGCCGCGGCTGATGCTCGGCAACGGGCCCGACAACAGCGTCCGGCCCGGCTTCCAGGGCGCCGGCAACTGCGTGTTCGCCGGGCTGACGAACTATCAGCGGCTCGCATGGGCGATCAGCGGGAAGGGCCTGTTCCCCGCGACCGGCCTGACCGCGATCCAGAACTACAGCGAGGTCACCGGCTACGTCATCGGCGACCCGTCCACCGACCAGGGCACCAACATGCGGACCGCGATGAACTGGATGGTCAAGACGGGCTACAAGGACGCGAAGGGCGCGCGCCACCGGTTCGGCGCGTACGCCGCGGTCCAGTTCTCCAACGTCAACCACCTGCTGTGGGCGCTGTATCTCAGCGACGAGGGGATCCTCACCGGCATCCGGTTCGGGAACGGGAACATGGTCCAGTTCGACGAGAACAAGCCGTGGGCGCCCGTCGCCGACGCGGACGACGGCCACTGCATCCTGCTCGACTACTGGATCCGGGCGGAGTCATGGGCGCGCGACGAGCCGTGCACCGAGCCGTTCGTGCTCGGCCCCCGCTCCCAAGTCGACGAGGCCTTCTTCTCTATTGATGAAGAAGGACTTGTCAATGGCAAATCGGTTGAAGGCTTCGATTCCCAACAGCTCCTGTCTGATGCCAAGGCTCTCGCGGCGTAAACTGTGGGGAAACGCAAAAGCGGGCCGGCGACGCTGTGAACGTCCCGGCCCTGGACACCCGGAGGTAGCCCGGATGCCGAGCAGCACGATACCCGTGGGGTTCTGTCAGTGTGGATGCGGCGGCCGTACGCCGATCGCCAAGAAGAACGACGCCTCGAAGGGCTATGTGCGTGGCCAGCCCGTTCGGTTCCTGCCACAGCACGGTGCGAGGGTGCCGAAGCCGCTTGTGCAGCGGCTCGAAGCACACGTCAATCGCACCGACGATGGCTGCTGGATCTGGACCGGTTCGATCCGTCCCAACGGATATGGGCAGATCGCGGTGGATGTGGATGGGCGCCGACTTCCGCGTCAGGTGCATCGCGTCGCATACGAACTATTCGTCGGGCCGATCCCGGATGGTCTTGACCTAGATCATCTCTGCCGCAACCGCGCCTGCTTCAACCCGGCGCATCTCGAGCCGGTAACCCGGCGTGAGAACGCCCGTCGCGGCATCAAGGGGATCTTGACGACGCATTGTCCCAAGGGGCATCCATACGACGAGGCGAACACGTACGTCAGGCCCAATGGTCACCGGGGTTGTCGCGCATGTCGTGCGCAGAAGGGACCCAGCTGACCATGGCTGACCAGGAACTTCGCGCAGAGCTTCACGACTGCCAGCGCCGCCTCGGTGCCGTCGAGCATGACGTGACCGTGCTGCAAACCCAGGCGTCCGATCAGGCTGGCGCGCAGGCCGCGTCGACCAGCGGCCGGGACTTCTGGATCACGACGGCGCTCGCGGTCGTGTCGACCGTCGCGTTCGTGCTCGCGCTGCTGCCCGCCTTCGGCATCCGGCTCTAACCCTCAACTCTCAACCCGTCTGACCCTCTACCTGAGAAGGAGACTTACCCATGGTTTTCACCAACAAGCTCGCTGTCCTGCTCGGCGTCGCCCTCGCGGTCGTCGCAGCCATCATCTCGTTCCTGGACCTCTCCGGCGTCTGGACCGCCGGCCTGCAGGGAGCCGTCATCATCCTCGGCGCGTTCGGCGTGCAGATGCTGTCGCCGTCGCAGATCGCCGCGAAGATCCCCGCGCACGTCGCCGCGATCGTGTCCGCCGTCCTGACCGCCGCCAACCTGTTCCTGCAGGCCGACGTTTCGATGCCGACGCTCGCTCACGCGCTGATCGGTGCCGCGTTCGCGATCGCTGCCGCGCTCGGGATCACCGTCACCGGCATCGCGATGTCTAACGCCGTGAAGGCGCTGCAGCCCGCGAAGACCGCCCGGAAGCGCTCGTGACCGACGACCTGATCCTCGACCGGATCGCCGCGCAGCCTGAGTCCGTCGAGCTGGGGAGCATTCCCTGGCCCGACGGGCTCAAGCCCGTCCCGTCGCGGCCGCCGAAGACGATCAGCGGGGCGCTGCCGTCGGTCGATGTGGTGGTGCTGACGTACACGCAGGCGGAGCGCGAGGCCGCGGCGGACGTGCTCACCCCGGGCGTGCATCACACCGACTGGGCGGACTACACGCACAAGTGGGCTAGCTATGAGAGTCAGCTGACCGGCCGGTCCCCAGCACGCGATGAGCGGTGCATGGCGAGCGTGTGCGTCACCCAGATCGGCTCCCAGTCGGTGCTTGTCGCCGGCTCGAACCTGCATCTCAGCACGGATGGGCCGTCGATGCCGGTGCGGCAGCTCGTGGAGCAGATCGCGCAGGAGACGGGCTGCCGTCTGTTCATTACGACCGGGACCGCTGGCGGTGTCGGCGCTGGCGAGGTGCTCGGCGATGTGATCGTCGGGGAGGCCGTGAAGTTCAACCTGGCGAAGAGCCAGTGGGCGAACGAGCCGTACGCGCAGGAACGGTTCCCGTCGACCGGGCAGCTCGGCTATGAGCAGCGCGGCGAGCTCGATATCACGTTCGAGACGCTGATCCCCGCGGCGATCGGCGATCACCTGAAGTCGTCGGGGTATGCGCCGCGGGCGCCGCAGCTGGTGCTCGGGAAGGACATCGAGACGGTCGGGTATTTCGCTTTTGCGGACACGGCCGACAGCTATGGGGTCGTGAAGAACGACCCGAATGTCGGCGTCGAGGAGATGGACGACGCCGCGGTCGCGATGGCGCTCCGCGATCTTTACCAGGCTCCGGCGTGGCTGGCGGTGAGGAACGCGTCGGACCCGCAGATGGGTTCCGGCCCGCTGGCCAAGCAGAAGGCCCAGGCCGAGCGGCTCTACGAGCGGTTCGGCTACTACACGACGGTCTGCTCAGCGCTGGCGTGCTGGGCGATCATCGCCGGCAACTGACCTTCCCGCCCAGTGCGGGAACCGCGGGCGCTGGAAGTCGAGGGCCAGCGCCCGCAATCCTTTCTGTCGGCCGGGCGCGGTAGCGTCCCTGACGGTCGAACTCATGCGCAAGTCAGGGCCGTCCGGCATCGTGCCGGGCGGCCCTTTTTGCTGTCTTGGGACGGTCAGGCCGACGAGATCAACCAACGCGACTTCTGCTCGCTCAGCGTCATGACCTCGGGGCTTGCATTGAACGCGACCGTCGCCTGTCTTCCGATGACGACCACCTTCGAGATCGTCAGACTCGTGAACTTCGACAGTGCTCCCTTGATCTGCTGGTAGGTGGCGCAGGCTTGGCCAGCCTGGCTGTTCCCGGCGCCCTGGCATTCGGTAGCGGTCGGACCGCCGGTCAGCGCCGTGCACGTGCTTCCGAGCTTGCCGGTTGTCAGCTGGCAGGCTTGGCGAATCTGGTTCTGCCCGAGTTCGACGGTGAAGTCGTTCACGACGGTGCGCACTTGCTGGCTGGGGTTTGGCTTGGAGTTCGAGCTCGACCCGCCGCAGCCGGCGACGCCGAGCGCGACCAGCACGACGGCGATCGGGACGCCTCTCGTGCCCCGTCTGGACGCTGACTGGACGATTGCTGCAGGACTAGGGACGTTCAAGTGACCCGAATCCCGTGCATAAGCTCCCGGTCCGATTTCCGGTGTCTTATGTCTCGTTGGGGGCGCCTACTCGGGGGTATCCTGCCCGAAAGGCGGGTGCAGAGGGACAGCCCGTAGAGCCATTGGGGCGTAGGAGAGTGACGGCGCATGGGCGTTGATCTTGAAGTGCTGCCTGGACATAGAGACCGAGAAACCGTGGAGGCCGAACTGGAAGGGCTGCTCATGGAGTTCGCCGCCTTTTTGCCGGTCGACGAGCCGCTGTACCAGCCGGTTGTTGGACTCGCGGCGGCGCTTGACCTCCGGCTGTCGCGAGCAGCGCTTCGAGCCTTCGTCCCAGTATCTCTCGGTCCGTTGCTGCTGCCCTGACGGCGGTCTCGAGCGCCGCGACCCGGGTCTCGAAGGTCGCCGCGGTGAAAAAGCCGTTGAGGGCGAAATCCGGTGGCACGCCCGAGGCGTCGGCGAGCGCAAGCAGTTCATCCAGCGTTGCTTCGTCAGGGTTGCTGCGGGCCAGGATCGCACGCAGCCGGGTGTAGCTGACGCCGGAATCGGTGGCCAGCGTCTCCTGGTCCTTGAGTGTGTAGCCCCATATCGCGCGTGCGATCCGCGCTCTTTCTAGGGCTCCGTTGATCGCCATGGCGGCGACGATACGCGCGTTTTTGCGCCCTGAGAAGCAAAACTTGACACGCCCAGCGCATTTGCGCTACTGTCCGCAATATGTCGTTGACAGACGCAAATACACGGGAGGCGCAACGGTCGCCTCTCACCCCCCCCGAGATCAAGGCCGAGCGGCTGAACCGCGGCTACAGCCTCCGGGACCTCGCCCAGGAGATCCACGTCCCCGAAAAGTCGATCCGTCGACTTGAGAACGGACTGGGCGTCAACCCGTCGAACGCGAAGAAGATCGCCGACTTCTACGGCGTCAAGGTCACCGACCTCATGCCAGTCGAGGCGGCCGCGTAATGCCCGCCGCCCGCAAGCCGCAGCTGCGTCACGTCCCGGTTCGGCTGCGCGTCAGCGTGGACCCGGACCAGTGGCGCGCGAGCTACGGCCGCGGCGATGAGATGCTCGCGGAGGTCGACGAAGACGTCCGCGTCTATGTGCTCGGGCAGGTGCAGGAGAGCGCGGCCTTTCATGAGGGCGCGATCGTCTCCGCGCGAAGGGACGGGACATGAGCCCGACGACGGAACTCATCCGGCGGCAGCTTCCGAGCCTGCTGCGCAAGGGCATGTATGACGACGCGCGGCTTGCGGGGATGATCGTCCTGGCTGAGCCTGAGCGCATCGGCGACGAGGCCGTCGGCGACTTCCTCATGCGGACGATCGTCGAGATCGACCGCGACACCGTGGCCGGGTGGCTCGCGGTGGCGGCCATCAACCCGTGGCGGCGAGGCCGGAATCTAACCGGCGATCAGCGCGATCGGCTCGGGCGCGAGTTGATCGCGTTCTGGAAGGCCGGCCAGTCGTGAGCGCCCATCTGCACCTGGTCGGCGTCGAGGAGGCTCGTGGTGGCCTCTCCTCCTACCTCACTGCCACGAGCCTTCTGGGCGCCGCCGATGTGCCCCCACAGGCCTCCCGAGCCCAGCGCCCCTTGGCTCGGGAGGCCGCCCCTCTTTGCGACCGCTGCGGCGTGGTGTTCGCCGTCGACGGGGCGCTGTGCGAATGCTGCCGCGACCGATGGCTTGACGCGCGTGCTGAGCATGCGGCGCTGGTCAACACTGAGCAGGACGGAGACCCGCAATGGCTGTGACGACGAGTGCTGTTGTCGCGCTCGCGGCCTGGGGCCTGTTCGCGCTGTTCGTGGTCCTGTCGCTGACGCGCGACCTGGTGCGGTGGTGGCGCGGCCGTCGGACCGCCCATCTTGACGCGGCGCTGAAGGCGTTCATGGCTGACGATCCGACGCCCGCGGGACGACGGCACCGATGATCGCCCCGTGGATCGTCCCGGCCGCGCTCGCTGGCTACCTGCTGGTCGGCCTGACCGCCGCGCGGCTGCTCGGACTGACCGTGTCCTTGCCCCATAAAGACGCGGGCGCGCCGCTCGACACGGCCGCCCGCATGTCCCATCCGAGAGGTGACTCGAATGAGCACGCAGGATTTTGACGCACGCAGCGGCAGCCAGCCAGCGATCACGATCGGATTCGTGCTCGCGGCGCCTCCCGCGGGCCTGGCCGCGGCTGCGCGCGAGGCGCAGACCGCACTCAACAACGGGTGGGCTGAAGCCCGCTACGACAACGAGGCGCGCGAATACGACACCCCGCCGCCCAGGCTGACCAACAGCGAACTCGCGGACCTCGCGATGGAGCGCATCGCCCGCGATCGGGATCAGCCCGAACGGCGCGCACCCCGGATCCACTGCCATCGCTGCGGCGACAGCGGCGTCATCCGCGACCAGTACGGCTGGGATGCCTGCCCCGACTGCGAAGGAGACCGGCGATGACGCTGCTCCCGTTCAACGAGGACCAGGTCCGGGCCCTCCACATCCTCGCCATCAAGGGCTACCGGCTGACGATCGTCCACAGGCACGCTGACGGCCAACAGCTGATCCTCGCTGGGCGTGACATCAGCGACGCCCGGCTGATCGGAGCTATGGACGCGCACGGCGGGTTCGGCGGCGAGCTCCCCGATCACAAGCCGATGAAGGTCGTCGTGGGTGCCCCTCCCGCCGAGCCGACGCTCCGGGAGGTCGCGCCATGGTGACCACGACCCGTCCCCGGCTGCGCGACCACCTGCACATCGGCGCTCGCGTCTTCAACGTGCACCAGTTGCGCGTCTACCGGATCGCCGCGCTGTACGACGAAGATCGCACCGCGCAGATCACCAGGGACCACGGCCGGTACACGGTCACCTACGGCGACCTGTACCGCCATTTCCGGATCGTCCAACCGTACGCCGGAAGTGTGCGATGACTACCGCTCGGACGAGCCAGCGCGGAACGGCCACGAACGGCCACCCGCCGGCGGCAGACGCGTTCCCGCTTGACACCTTCCGCGAGGCGGCGCTCCACCTGCGCCGCCCCTTCACCACCGAGGCGGTCAAGTTCAAGGTGCAGGCTACGTGGCCCAAGGACAACCCGACCGCCGGTCTGGTCGTCTGCTACATCGACGCGCGCCTAGTCGTCGAGCGGCTGAACCTGATCATCCCGGACCGGTGGGCCGATGCCTACGAGCCGGTCGGTAAGGACCTGCTCTGCCACCTGACGGTCGACGGGATTACCCGCACCGACATCGGCCAAGGAACCGGGAAGGGCCTCTATTCCGACGCGCTCAAGCGCGCTGCGGTCAAGTTCGGCATCGGCGTCTCGCTCTACGCCACCCCGAAGATGATCGTCAAGGTCGACGCTGGCCAAGCCAAGCAGCGCCGCAACCGTGACGGGCTGACGCTGGAGGTCACGCCCAACGGCGAGAAGCACGTTCGAGATCTCTACGCCGCGTGGCTTGACGTGCGCGGCCAGCAGGCGTTCGGGTTGCCGCTGGATCACGGCGACGTGGAGGGCGCGCAGGGCGACGCCGAAGTGGAAGACGCGCCCGAACCCGAGCCGACGCACGCCACTCCGGTCGCGCCGCCTCCCGAGCCGCTTCCGGCGAGCGTGGTGGCCGAACTCCAGGCGGCGCGCAAGGACGCGCAGGTCGACGAGGGATGGCTGCGGATGCAACTGATCGCCGTCGGTGTCGATGACGTGCCCGACCGGATCACGCTGCCGGTGATCACCCGGCTGACTCCGTCGCAGGCCAACGACTTGCTCGACGCGCTCAACCAGGTCATCGAGGCGAGGGCGACGGGCGAGTCATGACCGAGAACGTCCAAACGCTCCCAGAGTTCACGCCCGGCGCGATGGGCATCATCAAGACGCGGCTGCTGCCCGGCGGCTACCAGGTCGACTTCGAGTTCGCGCCGGCTGGGTTCCTCAAGAAGGACGGCGAGCCGCGCCGCGCCGACTGGCGCGCCTACTACCTCAGCGTCCCCGCCACGCCGACCGAGAAGCGCGCCCGAGTCGAGTCGGTCACCACGATCTGCGACCGCATCCTGCCCAAGGACGGCCTGCCGCCCTGGTCAGAGCGGATGGGCATCACCGGCACGCTCGAAGCGTTCCGCCGCGGGCTGCTGACCGCGCACTCCACGCCCGAGGAGGCGGTCCAGGTCGTGCGCTCCAACAAGCTCGGCGCCGACCGCGCCCGCGACGAAGCCGCCGACCGCGGGCTGAACGTCCACGCGATCCTCGAGGACTACATGGCCCACGGTCGGGCGCCGAACCCGGCCGACCACCCGGAGCCGCACCGGCCATTCATCCGCGGCCTCGTGAAGTGGCTGTTGTGGGCCGACCCCGAGCCGGTCGCCGTTGAGATGCTCGTCGCCGACCCCGAGCGCGGGTACGCCGGCCGCCTGGACCTGCTGGCCAACACGCGCGCCGGCCTGACTCTGGTAGACCTCAAGACCCAGGAGAACGGCGCGATCTACGAGGCCGCGCACGTCCAGGCTCGGCTGTACCGCGACGCCGAGGAACGCTTCGGCGAGCACCGCATCCAGCACGGCCTCGTCGTCGTTGTCGACGGCTACGGCGGCTTCCGCGAGATGGACCTCGCAGCCGACGCCGAGCTCTCGACGCACGCCCTGGACTTCTACCGGCGCGTCAAACCGCTCAGCGCCGGCTGTGACTCCCAGAACCGCGCGATCCGTCAGGCCCTCAAGGCGGCGGCGTGAACCCCAACCAGGAGGCCCCGATGGCAACCACCACCAATGAGACGACCGTCAGCATCGAATACGACGGCAAGAAGACCGAGCCCGTGACGCTCAGCGAGTTCGAGCGCCGCACCGACCAGGCCATCGATCGTCTCCGCGGCGAGCAACTCAGCTTCGACACCGGCGCTGGGTTCAAAGCCGCGCCCGACTTCGCGACCCTGAAGATCGCCGGCCAGTTCGGCGTCGAGCGAGACCTTCGCTACAAGGAGGCGGTCACGATCACGGTCACCGACGCGAACGGCGAGCTGCTCACGACGAGTCCGGCCACGATCGGCTGGCCCTCGTTCAAAGACAAGACCACCGGTGAACTCACGTTCACCGAGCGCGCGCACACCGCGACGATCGACTGACGTGGCTGTCGTCCCGCCAACGGCCGCACGGCCCTACAGCCGCTCACGGCGATGCTCTATTGACGGCTGCGGGCGCAAGCACTACGGCCAGGGCTACTGCCAAATGCATCTTGCGCGTCTCCGTCGGCACGGTGACCCAGTCAACGGTTTCGCGCCTAGGGCGCCCGTTGAGGAACGCTTTTGGGCCAAGGTAGAACGCTCGGGCCCAGTGCCGGAGCACGCACCGCATCTAGGGCCCTGCTGGCTTTGGACCGGAGCGCTAATCAGCACCGGCTACGGTCATCTGAGCCTCGGCGCCCGCCGCTTCTCGCTAGCGCATCGCTACTCCTACGAGTTGCATGTCGGACCAATTCCGGAAGGGTTGACGATCGATCATCTCTGCCGAGCCATCCGCTGCGTCAACCCCGCTCATCTGGAGCCGGTCACCAATGCGGAGAACATCCGCCGGGCAGCGCTGGCTAATGCTCGGTCGCACTGTCCACACGGTCACGAGTACACGCCCGAGAACAGCTACTTCGACCCGAAGGGTGGACGCCGCTGCCGCGAATGCCAGCGACTGGCGCAACGCGAGCGTTACCGGGAGAGGCTGGTGCTGCGGTGAGCGTTCCACCCGCAGTGATTCATGTGTCGGAGGCGGCTCTCCAACGCGCGGTGGTTGACTTGGCTCGCACGCTGGGCTGGCGCTGTGCCCATTTCTCAGACTCCCGCAAGCAGGTGCGCGGTGGACGCCTAGTCGGCGATCGTGGCGCCGCGGGTGTGCCAGACCTGCTCTGCGTCCGAGGTAGCCGCCTCCTGTTCCTCGAACTCAAGACCGAGAAGGGGAAGCTACGCCCGGCGCAGGAGGACTGGCTGGCCGACCTGCAGGAGGTCGAGAGCGACGCCGCAGGACGCCTCGTCGTGCGCGTGCTCAGGCCCTCGGACTGGGACTCAGGCGTCATCGCCCGGCTGCTCGCACGGAGGGTCGAACGGTGACCGACCATGCGACATGTCCGGCGACCGGGAAGCGTCGCTACCTGACCATGGAGAGCGCCGAGCACATGCTCGCGCACCTCATCCTCCACACGCTCAGCCAGCGCCCCTGCCGCGCGTACGAGTGCCAATTCTGCGGCGGCTGGCATCTCACCAGCAAACAGCGCCACAAGCCCTACGTCCCGAAGGTGACCGCATGACGAGCCTCTCCGCATCGTGAGCACGATCGAGTTCGACAACCGCGCGCCCGAGAACATCAAGATCGTCGTGGTCTCCGACCGCGCGTTCCGGCTGTGGTTCAACGCCTGCTGCTACTGCAACCGCAACCTGACCGACGGCCGCGTGCCCGCCGCGCTAATCCAAGGTCTTAGCGTCACCGCAACCAAGCGGACCGTCGGCGAACTACTCAACGCAAGCCTGCTCGAACGCCTCGACGGTGACACCTTTCTAGTGCACGACTACCTCGACCACAACCCATCCCGAGCTGATGTCGAGGAGGAGCGCCGACGCAGCCGCGAGCGCACAGCGAAGTGGCGTTCGGGCCAGGATGTGACACGTCACCAACGCATCACGAACGGCATACGTGACGCACACGTAACAATCGCAGACAAAGAAGAGAGTCGTACTACAGAGATAGATAGAGCTACAGAAAAGACTCTCCTCGTCTGCGATTCGCTTGCGGCTCAGATCCTTGACCGTGACCCGCAGGCCAGTGTGGCGCCACGCAACGACCGGTGGCTGCGGGAAGCGCGGCTGTTGCTCGAACGCGATCAGCGTGACCCCGAGCTTGTCATGCAGGTGCTGGCGTGGTTGAAGACGGACACGTTCTGGTCGACGGTCATCCTGTCGACACCGAAGCTGCGTGAGAAATTCACTCAGCTTGTCGCGAAAATGCGCGCCGCTGAAGGCAACGGGACCGTCGGTCTTGGTGGACGCCGTGAGACGCCGAGCGATCTTCTGCGAGCGATGCGAGGGGACGCGGCGGCATGACTTGGACTCCGGAAGAGCAACGCGAGATAGGGACAGCGTTCCTGGGTTCGTGGCCGGGGACGATGACGGCGTGGGGCAAGGAGGCGATCGCTGCCTATATCGGCGAGCTTGAGGCGCGCGGCCTAGAAGCGCGGGAGGTGCTGGTCGCGGTTCGTACGTGGCCCGCGGGGAGCGACTTCCCTCCATCGGCACCGAACCTCGCGGCTGCTGCGCGACGCGATCCGAGCAAGCCGACGTTCGATGAGGCGATCGGTCTTATCCGCGCTGCGCTCCGGGCGTGGAACCGGCCGCTGACCGGCAACTTCGCGAACGAGGCTGAGATGCTCAAGGCCCGGGCGCAGCAGGTCACCAACCGCACCCGCGACGTGCACCCACTCGTCGCGGCGTTCATCCATCGCCGCGGGATTGAGCAACTGCAGAAGGACATCGCCGAGCTGGGTGACGACGAGTGGGGCGGCGCGCGCCGGGCGGAACTGCGCAAGGCGTGGGAGGAGCACTGCGAGGCATTCGATGGCCGCGAGGCGGCGGCCCTGGTGGCAGGCCGGCGCGGCCAGTTGGGCCAGTTCGACCCGCTGGCCGTGTTGAACATCAAGCCGGAGCGGGCGCTTCCGTCCGGCGGACCTACTGAAGGAGTTCCAGCATGAGCGCGACGTTGACCCGTCCCCCCGATGATCTTCGGACGCTGCCGCACGCGGCGCCGGAGCGTTCGCTTGAGCAGCGTCAGGCGGCGTTGGCGCATGCCAACGAGGTCCGCTGCCAGCGAGCGCGGCTCAAGCGTGACCTGAAGGCCGGGCGGCAGTGTGTTCTGGATCTGGTGTGCGATCCGCCGGAGTGGGCGGCGAACATGAAGCTGATCGATCTCCTGATCGCTGTCCCGAAGTTCGGTTCGGTCAAGGTTCACAACGTGCTGCGGCGCTGTCAGATCTCGCCGAGCAAGACGCTCGGTGGGATGAGTCAACGGCAGCGTGACGAGCTCGTCGGCCTGCTCATCTGGAGGCTCGGATGACGCCAGGGCAGCTATCGCTGCTGCTCGGTCCGGCCGAGCTCGAGCCGGTGCCGTGGGGTCCGTCACGCCGGTTGCCGCTGCTGCGGGTCGTCCCGTCGTGCGAGACGCACTCTCACGCTGTCGCGGAGCCGTCGGGCCGCCGCGTCTCCAGGGTCTGTCAGCCGGGCTACCACAAGGGCCGCAAGCCGGGGAACGCCGGCAACACCTATCCGCCCGAGCCGGTCACCGTCAAGGATGTGCAGCGGCTGCTCGCCGCCACCGGCCACGGTTACGCCGGCACCCGCGACCGAGCGCTGTACACGTTCCTGTGGGGCACCGGCGCGCGGATCGCCGAGACGCTCGACCTGCTGCCGCCCGAGATCGACCTTGAGGAGCGGACGGTCACGATCCTGCGCGGGAAGGGCGGGAAGCGTCGCACCGTTGGCCTGAGCACGCAGACGATCGAGGAGCTTGAGCGGTGGTTTGACCGCCGCGCCGATCTCGGGCTGACGGACGCGCACCCAGTCTTCCCGGTCATCAGCCAGCCGACGGTCGGCAAGCGCCTGTACGCGTCGTGTGTCCGGGAGCAGTTGCGGGACTGCGCCAAGCGCGCGGGCATCCGCAAGCGGATCACTCCGCACTGTTTTCGCCATGGCATGGCGGTCGACCTGGTCCGGCGTGGCATCCCGATCAACGTGATCTCGAAGTGCCTCGGTCACAGCAACAGCGCGATCACCGCCCGGTACATCGACCACGTCGACAACGAAGAGGCACTGGACGCGATGCGTGACCGAGTGTGGCTGGTGGCGGCATGAGGGGAACGACGGTGCGATCACCTTTGAAGGTCGCCGAGGCCGTGAGGCTGCGCGCGCAAGGCTTGACCTATCGTGCGATTGGCGAGCGCCTGAGCGTCAACTGCAGAACAGCCCACGAATGGGTCACCGACCCCGACGGAGCTAGGCGCGATCAGCGCAAGGCTTCTTACTGCGGCGAATGCATCGTCTGCGGAGGGCCGACCAATCCCTCCAACGTGCACCGACTGGCGGCACACGACTGGATCGTTGAGCAGCTGCAAGCGGGCGCATCTACCCGTGAGATCGCCGACGCGCTCGGCATCACTCCGGGAGGTGTTCACGTCCGTATGCGCTACTGGGGGGCGCGAGTTGAAGAGGTGCGTGCTGGCGTCCATCCGCGGAGACGTGCGGCATGACTTCGATCCGTGTGGAGATTTGGAGCGAGATATGAGCGCTCAAAGCAGCGGAATCCAGCGCCAGAACGCCAAGGGCAAATGGGTGCCCGACACGCCCGTCCCGTTCTACGAGAAGCGGCCGTTCCGGAAGCCCCGCTACCTCTGTCAGTGCGGCGCAGCGTTCAAGAGCGAGCATCGCTACAACGAGCATTGGCAGGTCAACCACCGATGAGGTTCGCCTACGCCGACCCGGTGTACCTCGGTTGCTCTCGGCTCTATCCCGAGCACGCGGAGTCCTACGTCTGGGACGACCCCGAGACGCATCGCGATCTCGTCACGCAGCTCGTAGCGGGGTACCCGGACGGCTGGGCGATGTCGCTGTCGATGCCGTCGCTGCGGACCATCCTGCCGATGTGCCCCGAAGACGCACGAGTCGGCTCATGGGTGAAGACGTTCTGCGATCGAAGGAGATACTGATGGCTGTCTACATCGACAGTGCGTTCACCGAGGGCGACTGGGGCAAATGGAACGGCGGCGGTCACCTCCAAGCCGACACGACCGAGGAGCTGCACGAGTTCGCTGCCAAGCTCGGTCTCAAGCGCTCGTGGGCGCAGCTTCGCCCCAAGCGGCCGGAGATGGATCACTACGACTGCACCCGCTCCAAGCGTGAGCTGGCCCTCAAACTCGGCGCTGTCGACGAGGACATGCGCGGGTCCGCTCGTCGGACGATCGCCCGGATGGAGCGACGGAAGGCTGAGGAGGCGAGCGTAGGTGCTTAGGACCCAATCCACGGCTGAGGTCGTGCCCGGGATGAGTCAGGCGGCAATGGAGCATCTCGGGATGCTGACCCTACATCGGCCCGACCTCGACGAGCTCCGGGTTGTCATCACTCCGAACC